AATGGATTGAAGCAAATTACAATTCAGAAGATCAATTCATCGGGGTAGAAGCTAATCCAGAAATTGCCCGTATTGCCCGTTTTCATTTCAGGAATATGACAAACGTGACAATTATAAATCTGTTGGTATCAGATACTGATAAAGAATTGCAAGATTTTTACGTATGTGAAACTACTCATGGTGTTCTTTCAACAGCTTCTGATTTCTGGAAAGATAAAAGCAGATTCTCAAAACAACAATATAAGAAACCTATTCAAGTAGCAACAATTACGTTGGATACTTTGATTAAGATATTTGAAAAACCGGATGAAATAAAGGTAGATGTAGAAGGATTTGAATTTAAAGTCCTGAAAGGTTTAACACAGAAAGTTGATTTACTTTCCTTTGAGTGGGCTGAAGAGCATCTGGATTGTTTATTGGGTTGTTTAGCTTGTTTGCAGAATTTAGGTTATACGGAATTCTATATGCAAGAAACTGATTCATATATGTTTAGGCCAACAACTTGGAATACAATTGTAGAGATTCAGGAAAAGATACAGCAACTAATCCCCACAAGAAAAGATGCTTGGGGAATGATTTACGCAAAATAACAAAAACGATGATTATAAATTTTGATCAACTGGTACAGAAATTTAACCTCAAAATCAAAGGGGTTATCCACGTAGGGGCACACGTGGGGCAGGAATACGATGCTTATAAAAAACATGGTATTACTAAAATTGCTTGGTTTGAACCTGTCCCAACTACGTATCAAAAATTAGTCAAAAACCTTCCCATCGGTTCAATGTGCTATAATGTTGCTTTGGGAAATGAAGAGGGTGAAAAAGAAATGTTCATTGAAACAGTTAATCAGGGTATGAGTAGTTCATTATTAGAACCGGGAACACATCTTAAAACCTATCCAAATATTACGTTCGATTCAAAGCAAACTATTCAAATAAAAAGATTAGATAGTTACCAATTTCCTATTTCTTGGTTCAATATGCTAAATATGGATGTTCAGGGATATGAATTAGAAGTATTGAAAGGTTCAATAAATACCCTGAAACATATTGATATTATTTACACTGAAATAAACACCGAGGATGTCTATAAAGATTGTGTTCACGTTGATCAATTAGATGAATTCCTAGGTGCTCGTGGATTTGAAAGAGTTTTTACCCAGATGGCTTGTAAAAGTTGGGGTGACGCATTATACTTAAAGAAAAATAATCATGGAAGAAATTAAAACAGTAGTATTATGTTGGCATACGGGTGGTGATTTTCATTTCTCCGATGTACAACTACTATCAAATCATATTCATAAAAATTGTGATCCTGTTCAGGTTATCTGTCTTTGCGATTCAGTTGATAAGGAAACAGAATTAGATGGTATAACTTTACTTCCATTTGCAAATAAACAATGGAATGGTTGGTGGTGCAAAATGAATATGTTTTCACCTGAAATGGAAAAATATAGACCTTTCCTTTTCATGGATTTGGATACGGCTGTTGTAGGCTCTTTAGAGGGTATTTTTCCGCCTATTGGGCATGAGGATAAGTTTATATGCCTTGGTGGTTTCTTTCAACCAGACACTACGAATGGACTACAATCAGGGGTTATGTGGTTCCCAAAGAATTCAGAACAAATAAGTAAGGTTTGGAACGCTTGGATTAAGCAACCAATCGAATTTATAAGGACTTTTCATAATCGTGGAGGTGATCAAGCTTTCCTTCGTTCCGTATTAGGTAAATCAGATGTATTCTGGCAGGCAATCACAGATAAGATTACATCATTCAAATTGAGCACAAAAGGGCAAAGAATATTGACTGAGTTGCCGGACCATATTTCTATTGTTTGCTTTCACGGACAACCTCGGATACCAAAAGCTGCTGAGACCTTTAATTGGGTAAACAAATATGTAAGATTTTTAGAACCTGCAAAAAAGAAATGCAAAGTAACTATTATTATCCCTTACAAAAGGAATCCTAATCGCCCGTGGTTGCAGGATGCTATTAATTCAGTTCCGTTGGATTGTCAGTTGATTGTGTCAGAGGGGCAAGGCATGTGGGCAGTTCAATTTAATAAAGTACTAGCACAAGCAACTGGAGATTATATCAAATACCTACACGATGACGATATGTTGTCTTTAAATTGTATTCAGGATTCTGTCGATTGTTTGGAACGCACAGGGGCTGATTTTATTCATGGGCAGGCAGAAGAGTTAGTTGTGAATACTGGGTTAAGGCATATTTACACACCTAATGTAAAGAATGGTGAAAAAGCTGAATTATTACAACATAATTTTATTCATTCTGCTACAACTATGTACCGGAAAGAGATATTTGAGAAGCTTGGTGGATTTGATGAAACGTTATCTGATTCTGAGGAGTACGAATTTAACCTACGGTGTTTAAATGCTGGGTTTAAGTTGGGGTATTGTGCTTCTGTTCTTGCTATTTATCGCAGGCATGGAGAACAACAGACAGTTAAATTGGGTGGTAAGCAATTATTGAACACTAGTAAAAAAATAGCTGATAAATATAGGTAATGAGAACAATTAAAAAAATAGAAGTGCTGTCCGTATTTGTTGAGTTTATTCCAGATGAATTAATTCAAAATGAGATATATATTTCAAAAAAATATGGTACTGCTATTCATTTATGCTTATGTGGTTGTGGTGAAAAAGCAGTAATGCCATTGAATATAAAATTTGGTTCAAGTTGGAATTTAATTGAAAATAATAATAAGGTGTCATTTACACCCTCCATTTTAAATACTAATTGCCCTAATAGAGCACATTATGTTATTACGAATAATGTTGCAAATATCTTATAAATGAGTACCTATAAAGACACACCAATTTTTATAACCGGAGCAGAGCGTTCAGGCAGGACTATTGTAGCAAAAATCTTGAAACTGTCTGGGGCATTTACAGGGGTTACAAATTTTATGTTAGAGAATGAGCAGATTAAAAATGTATTTTATTATCATTATAAAGCAATTAATGCTGATCCATTAGGGCAGTACCCACTACCAGATAGGCAAAATATGACATCATTACAAAACTCACATATTTTACAGATTCAAAATGGAATAAATGACATATTAAAAGGTGAAAATTATAGTGAAAAAGAACCATGGATGTATAAATCATCAAACCTTTGTCAGTTGTGGCAAATATGGAATCAATCCTATCCAAATGCACATTGGATTATCGTTCGTAGAAAACCTTCTGATATAGCTTATTCCTGCCTTAAAACTACTTATATGTGTGGATTTTCAAGTAAGGAAAGACAACAGGAAATAGGGGTAGCTGGGGAACGTGAAGCATGGTTGTGGTGGATTAGACAACATGAATTGATGTTTCAGGAAATGGTTGCAGCCGGATTGAACATAAAGGTTATTTGGCCAGAAGATTTAGTGGATGGTAATTATGAGAGTGTAAAAGAGGTGTTGGATTGGGTTGGTTTACCTTTCAATGAAGAACTATTAAGGAAAGAGATAGACCCGATGCTTTGGAAGTCAAGAAAAATAAGAAAGGAGTTATAATGATTTATATTTTAGGTGTTATTGCAATTATCTGGATAAGTGGTATTTTAATTTATATGCCAAATATTGATTATAACAATATAGCAGGTAGACCAAGAAAGGAGATATAAACAATGGGAAGAGTAACAGCAACAGAAGTAAAAGCAATTATGGATGGTGTAACCTTGGATGATGCTATAATTGATAGCTACATAATTGGGTCAAATACAATAGTGACAGATAATCTTGGTTCATCTACTTTATCAGTTGCTATGCTAAAAGAGATTGAACGTTGGTTAGCTGCCCATCTGGTAGCTATCACGAGGGAACGAACAGCAAAGAAAGAAGAAGCTGGTGGTGCTAAGATTGAATATACTGGTGACTGGGGAGAAGGTTTTAGCTCTACTTCCTACGGACAGACCGCAATAGCACTTGACAGTACAGGAACATTAGCAGGATTAACAGGGAAATCAGCAAGTATCTACGCTGTTCCCACAACTTATTAAACGATGGGAATAGAATCATTCATACGAAAAGTTTGTGTTCAGACCGCTGTTTATTGGGGGAACCCAGTACCGGATGGATACGGAGGGATGACATTTGATTATCCTGTTGAGATAATGGTCCGGTGGGATGAAAAGTACAAAGTGGTGATAAGCAAAGAAGGTAAGGAAATTACTTCTACTGCTACGATACTTTGCCCAGATGACTTGGATATGGAAGGGCATTTATTTCTTGGTACGCTGGATGATCTTTGTAATCAATCAGAAACAAGTTCTGCTGGATTAATAGACCCTTCATTATTTACTGGTGTTTTTGAAATAATGTCCCGTGAAAAAGTATCGATGGTAAAAAAGACAGATCAATTTGTTAGGACTTATTATTTGTAATAATTATGGCAGAAGATTATTTAAAAGGGTTGGACGATGTAATGAAGAACTTGAATAAAGAGATTCAGGCGATTGAAGGTAAGACAATGAAGGGTCTTATTAAAGCTGCTATCATTGTTCGTAGGGATATGGATAAAACATCTCCAAAGATTCCTATTGATACTGGTAATTTGCGATCAAGTTGGTTTGTAACACCTGTTCCAAATCCTGTTAAACCTCTTTTGATTGCTGGATTTTCTGCTAATTATGCACTTTGGGTTCATGAAAATATGGAAGTAAAACACCCACGACCAGATTCAGGAGCAAAGTTTTATGAATCTTCTTTAAATAGAAATTATGGCGCTATGATACAAGCTATAAAAGACGAGATTAAAATTGGGTAAGATGAACGCACCGAGTATAGATATAAAAGATTGGTTAGTAGCAAATTCTGGTTTAGGATTGGTTTCTGGCAAAGGTGGGAATTTACATATCAGTCGGGAACCTTCAACCCCTGATAATACGGTAACTATTTATGATACATCAGCCGGGGCAGACAAACCAGATATGGAAGGTGATTCAATAATTTACGAAAATTCAATTCAGATAAGGATCAGAAATAAATCCTATCAAACAGGATGGGCATTGGCAGAAGCAATAAAAGAAGTGCTTTCCCCCGTGTCGAATACAACGATAAACAGTACAATGTATTTATCAATCTTTCACCAGAATGGACCATTCGTTCTGGAGTGGGATGACAATAATAGAGTTATTTTAATTATGAATTTTAATATAGAAAGGAGTTAAATTATGGGCAACGCAAAAGCCACGAAAGCAATCGGAACTACGTTCTGGAGATGGACGAACAGTTCAGCATGGATTCAAATAGCAAACGTAATCTCAGAAATGGGTGGGCCAGAAAAGTCTCGGGATGCTATTGAGGTCACAACTTTTGATTCAGATGACAACTACAAAGAGTTTCTCGGAGGGATGAAAGAATCAGGTGATTTTACACTAAAGATGCATTTTGACCGTACAAATTACGATTTGATAGATGAAGATTTTGAATCTGACATTCCTGGAAATTACAAAGTGGTATTCCCTGATACTGCAACAACGACCGTAGAATTTGAAGCGTTATGCACTAAATTAGGTTTTGCAATTGACATGGGAGCAGTAATTGAAAATGATGTCACGTTCAAAATTACTGGGAAATTTGTTACTGAAAATACAAGTTCAGGAGCATAATTTGTATTTAGATTAAATCTAATTAAATGAAATTCTAATCATGAATTTAATTTTATCCAAAAACAACCATCTTTATTCTAAGGCTATTTTAAGGTGATTTAAAAGGTTTTTTTAAAAAAAGGTATAAGTATATAGGTAGGTTGGAGATCATTTTACTAATTGAGAATCAGAAAGTTACTATTTAATATAATTTTAATCAAAAATTTAAAAATCATGGTCAAATTTATCAATTATCAAGGAAAACAGCACCCAGTTAGGGTGTCTTACTGGGCAATGAAAGTATTGAAAGAAACAAGTGGAAAACGGTTTGAAGAGATAGATGAGGACGTCGCTTTGTATGAACCTTTATTCTACGCAGCGTTGGAAGCTGGTGCCTGGGAAATGAATCAAACGTTGGAAATTAAAAAAGAAGATGCTGTAAAAGTTTTGGATGCTTGCTTTTTTGAGTTTATAAGTTTCATTCCTGAATTTTTTGCAAAAGAACCTTCACTACAAAATGTAGGAGGACGAGTACCAAAAAACGTAAAACCGTCCGTCAAAATATCGAAGGTATAAACTTTGATGAACTGGCGGGAATAGCAGTTGCCCGGTTAGGAATTACGGTACATGAATTTTATAGGATGACACCTGTAGAATTTGACTGGGCAATTAGAACAAAAAATGAGAATGAAACAGCACAATATAAGTTCCAGAAAGAGATACAATTTGAAGCAGCAAGGTTGATAATAAAGAACATTTGGAACTCAGCAGGAAAGACACTTAAAACGGGATTCATGTTTAAGGACGGAAAAGAGATAGAACGATTTGAATGGGATAATATAGAGAAAGTAAAACCACAATCTGTTGAACATTTAAAAAGTTTTTTTCAACGTATCGGAAAAAGGTATAACGAAAAGAAAGGGAACCAGAAATGAACATAGGAACATTAACCGCTTCCATTGGTGGGAATATAGCACCACTTAAACAAGCTCTGGCAGCTGCTAATAATGAGTTAAACCGTTTTTCTGATAATGTAGGAAAGTCTGGAACAGAAGTGGCAAGTAAATTAACCAAGGTTGGTCAGGGCATGTCTAAGGTTGGTGGAATGATGTCTATTGGTTTAACTTTACCTTTACTTGGGGCTGCTGCTGCTGCTGGAAAAATGGCAATGAGTTGGGAAGAGGGTATGGCAAAAATTAATACCACTGCACAACTTCCAAAAGAAGGGTTAAAAGCGTTGTCAGATCAAATTTATAAACTTGGAGCAGAAGCAGGTGCGGATTTATCAACTGTTCCAGAAGCATATGAAAAGATCATATCTCAAACTGGTGATGCTACTCTTTCTACTGAAATATTTGCAGCAGCTTTAAAAGGTGCAAAGGCTGGGTTTACTGATGTATCAGTTGTTTCCGGGGCTTTGGCACAATCCCTTTCCGCTATTGGTGGTGGTGCTGCTTCTGCACAGGAAGTTATTGATACTTTATTTGCAGCAAAAAGGGTTGGTGCAGGTGAATTTTCCGATTTTGCAAATTACATCCCTTCATTAATTGCCTCTGCAAAAGGTGTTGGCGTTTCATGGAAAGAGGTTGCTGGTTCTTTCGCTTATATGACTGGGAAAGGGAACGATGCTGCTTCATCTACTATGTTATTGCAAAATGCTTTTAATGCACTTGGTAAAAGTGATATAGTAAAGGGTTTAAAAGATACAGGCATTTCAGTATTTGATAGTACCGGAAAAATGCGTGGTTTATCTGACATTTTCACTGAGGTGGGAGATAAGATGAACGGTATGTCTGATGAATCTAAGTCTAAATGGTTAGAGACTGTGGGATTAAAGGATCAACAGGCAAAACAGGCATTTATGGTTTTATCTTCTGAAACGGATAAACTAAGGGAAGCAATGGATGCTACTGCAAATTCATCAGGGGAATTAGAAACTGCTTTAGGTATGGCGGCAAACCCAGCACAAAATATGGCGGGGGTTATGACTAATTTAAAAGGTATTGCTATTGGTTTTGGTTTGATTATGTTACCTGCAATTAATAGTATGATTTCAGGTTTATCCAGTCTTTTAGGGTGGTTTGTTGGTTTATCAGATGCAACTAAAAAATGGATTATTGGAATTGGAGCAGTTGTAGCAGCTATTGGCCCTTTACTTTTAGGAATAGGTAGTATAATGTTGTTAATTCCTAAACTTAAAACTGGATTTACTGGGTTAAAAATAGCTATGAATTTTTTGAAAACAAATCCATTTATTTTAATTGCTACTGCTGCTATTGCTTTAGGTATCCTAATTATGGAGCTTTGGAAAAACTGTGAGACCTTCCGAGCTGTTGTGAAATATGTAGCATTATCTGTTTCTGCCTTTTTCCAGAAAGCGTGGATTGAGATTAAGATGGGTGCTGAATTAATGTGGTTAGGAATTAAAACCTACTTTACCGCTATCCCGAAACTTGCCACCGCTGTTTGGAACATTATCAAACGGGTAATGAAAGGGGAAGCAATCGGGGATGTTGTGAAGGATGAATTCAGTAAGATTTTCGAGGGAATAAAGGACGAAGCAAGTGGGATTAAGGAAAAGTATAATGAGGAATTAGCAGCAATTAAAACGCCTGATTATAAGGAAATTTTAGCGAAGGAAAAAGCTGTTTCTGCTGCAAAGGAAACTGGAGAGGCTGTTTCTGCTCAATTAGAAGAAAGTATGGTTTCAACTGCTACTGGAGGTGCAGGTACAGGTAGTTCTGGAGTTGGTAAAGCTAAACCACTGGAAACAATGACTGGTAAATCTGTTTCTTCTGTTTCAGGTGGATTACAACCCACTTTTGCCTTGGCAAAAACAGCAGATGCCTATAAGATTGTAGCAGCAAGTATAAAAGATGTTGATACTCAATTTAAAATTGCTAAAAACTCAGCAGAATTATTTGGGCAACCGTTTGATGAAAGTGCTGTACGGGCAGACCTATTAAAACAGAAAATCGACGCTTTAACTCAACAAGGTTTACCAGCAAATAAAGCAGCGATTGAACAACTAGGTGCTGAATACCGAGATTTATCTACAGAAATGGCAAATACAGCTAAAATGACTGTTGATATTGGTGCTATGATGACAGATGCTATGAATTCTGCTTTTTCATCTATTGGTGAAGGTATTGGACAAATGTTTGCTGGAACAGCAGATGCCGGGGATTTATTTACAAATCTTTTAGGGGTTGTTGCTGATTTTACAGCTTCTTTAGGAAAGAGTTTAATAGCAGCAGGTATGGGGGCAATAGCTTTTAAAAAGTTATTAGCCACTCCTTGGTTAGCTGTTGCTGCTGGGGTTGCTTTAGTAGCTTTATCATCCTTTGTAAAAGCAAAATTATCAGCTGGTGCCGAGGCAGGTAGTGGTGGGGGTGGAGAAGCACCAACAGCAGGGAAACTCACATCCGTTCCCGCTTTTGCTTCTGGTGGTATTGTTCCCGGGAATAGTTTTTCTGGGGATAGTGTTATGTCCCGTTTAAATTCAGGTGAGATGGTTCTAAATCAAGGGCAACAACGTAACCTGTTTAATGCTTTAGATTCAGGTGGGCAAACAAATATCCCGTCAGTTATTCGATTATATGTTACAGGTGAAGATTTGGAAGCTATTATAAACACAAGGCAGAAACGGAATAATAACCTTCGATAATGGCATACGGACAGAAATATCAACTACAATTTACTGATCTTGATAATAACGTAATAAAGATTATCATTTCACAGGATGGGTATTCAGGGGCATTGATGAATTTCATTGGTTCTGAGAATCCTATCATAACAAAGTTGGATAAGTCTGGGGATGATCGTTTTGAACCCTTGAAACCTACTTCAATGGAGATAGGTATTTTTGTAGATACTGCCGGGTGGATTGTTGGACAGGAATCAAGTAATTTTGAGGAGTTCTACGAGATAGACAACTTTGAATACCGGGTTGATAAATACTTAAATTCTGTTTTGGATTGGTCAGGGTATATAAATGATGAAGTATTTACAGAACCATATCAACCCGGTAAATATGTTGTTCATCTTACTGCTACGGATGGAATGTCAATTCTGAAAGGTCGTTATACAGAATTAACTGGTCGGGTAACTCATTTCGATATGATTCAGGAATGTATGGATGCTATCGGATTGGGGTTAAATATTGTGGATGCTATCGGGGTTACTGAGGTAGGGCATACAACGGGTGGCCCGTTACAACAAACAATGTTTGATGCTAATGTTTTCACAGAAGAAAAAACCCGTTGGACATTAGAGAAAATGCTAAGGGACGTTTTAAGGACATATTCAGCCTGTTTAAGCCAGGTTCATGGTAAATGGGTAATAAGTAACGTTGAGAGCTTTTACGGCGGGATTTCAGGCTACGAATACACTGACGAAAGCGTTTATGTAGATTCTTACACTGGGGATGGTGAAAAACACATTGAACCTACTTTGGGTTCCTCTATTGTAACACTTCTTACTGGGGGTTCTATTCAAAAAAATAAAGGATGGAAAGAGTTACGGGTAAAACGTAATTTTGGAAATAATAGTATTGATGGGATTATAGAGAATGGTGATTTTTCTCAGAAAATAGAAAGTATCGATTCAGAAGGTCATTTAAGTAGTCAAATTAAAAATTGGTTTGTTACAATTCTTGGACAAACATTTGAATTACCTTCTAATTTCTTAAAAGATAATCCAACTACAGGTTCATATCTTTTTTTATCCCAGAATGCAGATGAAGAATATAACACTGTGACCTCGGGGGAATCAAAATATATAGCACCTGATACTGTAAATACCTACGCTTTTTCTGGTAAATTTGCATTACTTCAAACAGGTGATGGTAGTGGTAGTGGTAGATATTGGAAAACAGCATTTCAAGTTATTACAGTAGGTTCAACACCTGCTTATAATTATTATCTAACCAAACCAGACCCAATAACAGGGTTAAGCACCTGGACTGATGTACCCACAACACTTGTTTTAGATAATGATGGTGATTTAATACTTCAACAAAACCAAGAAAAATTTAAGTGGATAGAAATACCACCTGTTCGTGTTTTAGGATTTCCAGGGGGAACAGTTGTTATAAAATTATATCATACCCATAAAACAGGGATAGTCTTATCCTTTACAGGAACAGCCTGGGATGATATACGTTTTTATTGTGAGGCTGCATCATCACAACAATCTGGTAATGGGGTTTTAATTGGTCAACCATTAGTGAATGGAAATCCAAATAAATTTACGGAAATACCAGAAGAAATTGAATTTACTCAGAATGATATATTAACTGAGAACGCTGAATATTTCTATAACAATTACCTATCCCTACTTGATGGAACACCAACAGCAGCTTGGAATTCAGCAAATCATTCAGGAACATTGGCAGATATTTATTTACTTTCAGTTTTGGAAGCTCATGGGCATTCTGTAAGAGTTAAGACAATCCCCGGGCGTGGGTTAATTTCCCCTAACACAAGATTAATTGATCATAATGATAGAAAATATCAAATTATATCCTATTCGCATAATGATAAAACAAATCAATTCTCATGTGAAGCAGTAGAAATAATTGAACCAGGGACAATTGAAATAACTTCAAATATAGTGATTGAGGGAAGTAGTTCAGGCAGTTCTACAAATACAGAAAGTACAGACCCAACAACGGGGACAGGTAAATCAGATGATAGATTAGTGACTATGCTGGCAACGGATGGATTTGAATATTGGATACCGGGGAGATTACATGCTGATTATTTTGATCAGGACTTCATATTATCCTATCCCGTTTATATCCCAAAACGGTTATCAACACTAAAATCTGGGAAAGTAGTATTAAATAAAGGAATACATGATATAACTTTTACAACAGCTTTTACAGAACCTTATATATTCTTAGCAACAGGCTCAACGGGTTTAGCTGGGGTGAATATAATTGTTGTAGATGATTCTGATTTAACTCATGCTACAATTAAAGTGGTGGTAGATGGGTGTACTGTTCGTTGGGAAGCTTATGTAATTAGTAACCAATAAAAAATAGATAATTATGAAAAAACTGATTTTAATTTTAATTACATTTTTACCTTTAATTTCGTTTGCTCAATTCGAGTTGGGTGAATATGGAAACGCAGACACATTAAAGGTATCAGGGGCTTCATTGATGTATGCAGCTCCAATCGAGGGCGAAAACTATTACACGAAAATGCGTGATCCATCCGACTCGCTCGACGGGGTGAACCTGCGAACGTTATTTAGACGAATTGCAGAATTAGATAGTTTAGGAATTCTAGTTACAAATATCATAAGTGGCAATCAAATCGTAAACACAGGAACAACGAACATTCCATTTGAAACCCCATTCGATTCAAGTGATATAACGGTCGTTACCTATGTTCGCAGAATTTCAGATGAAGCAGTAATAGATTATAGGATTGATGATATTGATTCTAACGGATTCAATATCAATGTTTGGGAAGATAATATAAAGGTGTCTTATGTCGCAAGTCAAAAAAATCCAGAATCAAACAATTTTTTTGAAACTATTTTGCATCAATCCGATACCTCAACTATCGTGATTGATACCTCACAGGTTCGGAATCTTCAAACATTTGTAGAAAATCATTCAACAGGGGGCGTACCATCAACGAATTCAATCAAAATAACTTACACCGGAATTCCCATGCGACCATTGATATTCCCAATATCTCAAAATTCAATGGTAATGGAATTGGATAGCGGGTTTACTCAAAAGACGTTAAATGGCGAAACGGGGGTGTATTTAAATTCATTTACTTATACAGAAATTCCAATAATTAACAATAATAATTTACTTACTTTTTCCTTTGATGATTTAGTAGGCTGTGAGGGGGTTTTTTCTTTTACAAATTGCCCTACGATGACTGATTTTTCAGCAGCAAAGTTTAAATACTGCTTGGGTGCATTCACTTTTGGTACAGCAACATCGTGTACGAGTGTCAATTTAGATAGTTTCTATTATTCGGGTGGAAACTTAAATATAAATGCTCTAGATTTAATCGATACGCTTTCGCTGCCTAATTTATATTATTCATCTGGTAGCATAAGTGTAGTTACAATTCCATTGTGCAAAAGCCTTTGTTTGAATAACTTAGAATACAGTGGGGCAATATCATTGCAAGGAATGGCTACGCTACCAGAAATAATTCTACCAAACATTAAATATTTATTAGGCTCAGTTAGTATCAATTCAATGGCAGATTTATGTAAAATATCACTACCTCAATTGCGTGTATATGGAACTGTAACTGCTCATTCAATATCAGTCACGACAGGATTAGGCAATCTCACTTATTGCCAACTAGGCACGGTTGGAATTTTGGAAAACGTTGTAAGCAATACGATTAATATTTCAAATCAAAAACTATCTCAGGGCTCAGTTGATTCAACACTAGTCTTGTTGGCATCATTAGACGGTACAGGTAGCACTACATTGTTTGGCACAGGAAAAACCGTTAATCTTTCGGGTGGCACCTCGGCAGCCCCGACCTTCACAGGGTCATCTGTTACTCAGGCGGGTAGTTCATTTGTTGGGGTTACAACAACCTGTACGGTTTCATGGGTTGGTCATGGCTATACAACTGGTGATTTGCTTACAATTTCGGGGATAACAACCCTAACGTCTGCTAACGGTACGTTTTCGATAGTGGTCGATAACAACGACCAGTTTCACTATACAAAGGCAAGTGGGACGGCAACGGGTGCCGGTACAGCAACGGTAAAAAAGGCAGGAAGTACAACTGAAGGGTATTATTATAAGCAACTCCTACAATCAAGGGGTGCAACGGTAACAACAAATTAAAAATCAATAAGATATGAAAAAATTAATAATAATCGCAATTTTCCTGATGTCGGGAATATGGTCACAGGCTCAAGTAACCAGACCGCCTGTAAAAACGGATGAAATACAACTTGAAACGCATTTCATCTGGGGGGGTGATGAAATTTGGAAGGATACATTAAATTACATCAAACAAATATCTCCTACATGTTATATGTTGAGACATTTGGATGTACCTATTTGGTCAGGACCATATTGTTGGGATGCACCGGGATCTGATTCGTTACAAGTTGAGTGGATGAACAAATTTGTCGAGCCTGGGGACACAATTACAAATCCACCCGTGCCGGATTCGGTATTTTTCACGCCTCTTCAAATTTGGATTATCAATGGAGGAACTATAACTATTAATGATTCAGTATTTTATGTTCGAATTGATCCGAATTGCCAAATGTGTTGGCAAAAAAGTTATGGGGGTGTTAATTGGACTAGGTTTTTTTGCATGAACGTGGCAACTGGGCGGTTTTTAATCGGGGATACGGCTGATTCTATATTCTACATGACTTATAGCGGGGTATCTGATAACTGGACTGATATTTTTCAAATAAGGATAAATTTGTCTGATTCAGATAAGGTACTAACAGTTTGTTCAGATTCGGTAATAAGGTGGAAGGCCTTGCCGATTCATATTTCCGATTCAATTTATGTTACAAATACCGGAAAAAAGTATGGAAATAATGATACATTAACGATTAACATCAATGACCCTGATTCGAGTATAACCAATGAATTAGACACTATATATGTCAATAGCGTTCCTTTAGGGAATGGGGATTCAATTGTAATTGATACAAACGATGCTGATTACGACCCAACAAATGAAATTGATTCATTTATGGTAGTTCCAGATACTGCATATATTTCAAAAAATGACACTTTAAATATCTTTTGGAAAAATACAACTAACGGGATTTATTATGCACCTTCAGGAAACAACCGGGTAGGAATAGGATTAATCCCAAACACCTCTTACCAGTTAGCAGTCTATCATGCCAGCTCAAATACAGGTGGAATAGTTACAACAGGATCGACGGGTTACGGTATTCGTTCAACGACAGAAAATGGTACTTATTCCGGGTACTTTACCGGAGGTAGCGGTGATGGTGTTGGGGGTATATGGACGAGTGGGTTCAACCTGAACGGATTGGTATTTCCGAGAGTTGACGGAACGAACAAACAGGTATTAATGACAAATGGAGATAGTATAGCAAGTTGGGCAAACGTCGACACATCGAATACAAATGAACTAGATTTAATTACAGTAAACGATGTAAAATTAGGCAATAACGATTCAATTACTATTATAGAAAGTCAATGGGTAGACAAAACATATGAAGGTGATACCGTTGGAATTGAATATGATCTAGTTGTGGGTATAGGCACATTTCCGAGTGCGGGAAAATTAACGGTAGATACTGAAAATGACTTTAAACCGGCTATTTGGGCTAATCAGGATGGTGATGGAAATATTATCACTGCTAATTTTGAAAATACACCCGTCTTTGAAGTGTTAAATACAGGAGGTATGGTTTCGGCTGGATTAACTTATCCAATTGTAGATGGTGATTCTTTGGACGTGTTGGTAACAGATTCGCATGGTAATTTATTTTTAACAACATTAGTTTTAGATACATTGCTTTGGGAATTAGATACATATGGGATACAATCAAAAACAGATCATGTTGGTATTGGAATAGCCAGTGAGGATATATCCTCACTGAAAATAAATGCAAATGATAATGATTTGGGCATTGTTGGGTATTCCGAAAACAATACTACCGGGTATTTCTCAAAAACAACTACAAGTGCAGCAGGTGCATCAAACAAGGCTGCTATTGAAGGTCATGTCTACGGAGGATATAATAGTCCTTGCTTGATTCTCGACCAACAAGGTAATGGTAATTTAATTACAGCCTACCCGGATTCTATTGATGTATTAGGGAGGGCTTATCTCGTGGAAGTTAATACAGATTCCCTATCGGTTGGTACTGGCGCAAAAATAGGTAGGCTTGGAACTATGGCAACTTATGATTTCTGGACTGGTACTCAAGCCGAATATGATGCAATTGGTTCGCCCGATGCAAATACAATTTACTTCATTCATAATGGTTATGGAATTTTTTGGCTTATTTTGCTTCTTTTTCTTGCAATTGGGTCAAAAGCACAGAATTGGACTGCTGTAAAAATTGGCGGGGATGATATTCAATTGATCATGCAGGGAACAGACACTTTGTGGGTAAAACCATCATCGTGTAGTGGCGTTACGATTGCTGGAGAATGCTACGACACTGTTAGGATAGGATCACAAACTTGGCTGCATAGAAACCTTCATTATGATGATGGTGGTGGTGAAATTTACAGTTATAATGACGAACCTGATTCAAGTGATATTTACGGGTATTTATACAGTTGGGCAGCTGCCAAAAGAATAGATTCATTGATCGATGGATGGCATTTACCTTCAAAATTAGAATTAGATAATTTAGTAACTTATTTAGGCGGAGTTACTACTGCTGGTGGTAAAATTAAAGAAATAGGATATAGGTATTGGTTGCCTCCAAATACAAATGCATCAAATTCAAGTGGATTGACGTTATATGGAGCAGGTTTATTGTATTTCCCAAATATGATGTATGCAAATAATAGGAAAACTTCATTTTTATGGACATCAGCAATATATAATATTAATTATGTTTATACTTTAGTTGTAAATTCAAATTCTGGAACCGTAACAATAGACCCATATTATTACACAGAATATGCCATTTCAATTCGCCTAATAAAAGACTAATTTGGCATAATATTTGAAGCTAAATAATTGAACTTAAAATTATTACTATGAAAAAAACACCATTTTATCTTATTTTAGTCATACTGCTTTGTTCCTGCTCAGTTATTAAATCAACCGAAACAAGGTATCTGACATTGAACGAAATTAAACGAGATTATCAACTCACAAAAAAACAATGTCGACAAATTGAAAAAACCGATTCCATTAAATCGCACTATTTCGGTGCAATCGATTTGAGGGTGTATGATGCCGGGGTCGATTATTCTATTTTTAAATATTAAGTTTATTAACTAAAAATTAAGAATTATGCCAGAAAATGACAATGGACAACCACAATTACCACCTATTAAGGGTAAAACAGTGAAGAAACCAAAAAAATGAAAAAGTATTGGAAAATACTTAAATCTCTAAGGATTGTGGAGCAGCTTGATACACTGCTCCCAATCTTACTTGTAGGAATGTACGTTTGTTTCCGTTGGCAGATAATATCTGAAACAAATGCCTCCGATTATTATTTTATCTGCACCTCTATTGGGTTGGGGTATTTTATCAAAAGACAATCAAGGCAAGTATCCGGGTTTTTTAGGTATTTTCCAATGATTCTCGGGTCATCATTTTTTTACGCTTTGGCAATCCTTTTCATTTGGTACTGGGGAGTATTAGGAGAAAGGGCTATTTGGGTTTATAAATCACTGATTCTAAGTGTTATAATCAGCGAAATAGTATTAACCATTAAATACTGGAAAAATGGTATTAGCAACAGAACTAACAATTAACCTATTTAACGCACTTATAGGGCTTGCTGGCTTTATTATAGTGTTGTTAGGATTTATTTGGTCTGTAAATACTTCTATCGATAAAAAGATACAAGAAAAAGCTGATCAAAAAAGGGTTATTAAAATTGAAGAAAATATGGAATGTTTGGAAAAAACAAAAGCTGACGCTGATTATGTCAAAGAGCAGGTGAGGGCTGTTCATCACAGGATAACAGCCAACGAAGGGCATACTTTGGGAATATTGAATCAAATGCAGGATAATCAGAATACAATGATGGCAGATATAAAGGATATCCTAAAGAACCAACGAAAATGAAGACAATCAATGAAAAATTATTAAACGGGGAAACGTTAAATGGGTTCACAAAACCACAAATAACAATAAGAACCAGCTTTGAGAAAATAATTTCAACAATTAAACAAGTAAAAAAATGGATAGGGTATTATTGACAAAGAACCTGTTTCTGGATGAATATATCCCGGAACGCCTGTATCGCATGTATGAAGGTAAGGAATCATTATTGATAGGATTACTTGATCGAAGGTTAGTGTTGTCTGATCAAATGTTGAGGGATGTTTTTGGGACAATTACAATTAATGATTGGTGGAATGGTGGTTTACGTAATTGGAGTGGTGTCAGAACTACTGATAGCCCTTACTATTCTTTAACCAGCCAACACACCTATGGAAGGGCTTCAGATAAGATTTTTTTAAACTCAGATGAATATGAAGTTCAGGAATGGGTTAAAGTTCATTGGAAAGAACTTGGAATAACCCGTATGGAAATAGGAGTTTCCTGGGTTCATACGGATATTTGTAATATATCAGGTAATAATTTAATAACTTTTAAGACATAATTAACTATGGAAGAAGTAAAGACAAAAGAAAAATTCACAAAGCTAAAAAAGTTTTGGAATGTTCTAAATGGAAACAAAACCATTATAGGCTCAATGATTCTGGTAGTTTTACAAGCTGTTCCAATTCCAGAACTTTATAAGACAATTTCTATGAGTATTGTTACCTTATTAACAGGGGCAGCATTAACCTCTCATATTCAAAAAGGGTTCTTCAAATATGATAAAGGACAATAAACAATTTTTTAATAAATATTTATTAATCATTTAAAAATTAAAATTATGGCAGAAAATTTATTACCATTAATTGTGGACAAACAAATTGATAAAGGTGCTACGTTATTAGATAACCTAGTAGACTTTACGAAAGTATTTAAAAATAAAATTCTTGGTTCTGGTGCTGAGTTATTGGATGGAAAAGCCTTTAAACTTGCCCTATCTGGAATTAATAATCTAGTTTCAAAGTATATTCCTGATGAATTTAAGGATGAATTTCAGGTGGCTTTTGATGATGTGTTGGATGGTGATAAGGATTTCACAAAAGCAGCCGATCAGTTTTTTATTGTGGCAAATCAATTGATCAGTAAATTGCAAGCTAATAAAGTTAAACCTTATGTTATATCTGGAGCCAAGGTTATTATTGAGATGATCTGTACTTTTGTTCACATGACACTTGAAAATCTGGCAACTGAAAAAGAAAAGGTTTAAATATTTTTCATAATTATTAGAAGTTTTAGGTTTTTAGAAATTAAAAAGCCGGGTTCAATTACGTTCCCGGCTTTTCTTTTCATGAAATAAATATAAACTTAAATACAACCTCTTTTCAATATTAAATTTTAAACGATCTATTAAAAGCAATATACTTTATTAACTTTTAATTAAAGCCCTTTAAAATGCCTTAAAATAGGGTTATAAAGGGTATGAATCATTCTCGTCATCATCATTACGGTTTTGATGCCATAAAATTATAAAAAAAATAATAATAGCACAACCAGCAAGAATCCAAAGGAGCTTGCTAACAAATTTTAATTCAGCTTCGTTTTGTAAGACAGTAGAACAACTACTTTGCCCTACTAAAAAGCAAAGTGTAAAAGCAAATATGGATAACCAAAGGATTGATTTTTTTATTTTCATAATTTGTAATATTTGATTGATTTGATAATTACATCGGGTACGTTAACAAGAGCAGTGATTCCTTCCAAAACACCAGAATTAATAACTAAATAAAGTGGTTTATCGCTTAATCCTTTAGAAGTTTCCCAAGTTTTTATCCCACCTAAGAAAAATTCATATTTTTCAGAGGTCATCCGTACAGCAAATTCATATTCCTTATTTGGTTCTGCTTTACAGACATCTTTTCCAACTGAATGAACATCATACTTATCAAACGTTGAACCCCAATGGATAGCATACCCAAACCATGTCCTGTTTTTTCCCCAAATTTCCATCAAATCTATTTCAGGTTGAATTGAATCAGCATGAATACAAACTTTTCTGAGGGATATATTTGAAGGAATCCTATCCAAATAAATAATTCCTGAAGAATAGTTGGTGATTCTACCAATAATTCCACCATCAATTTCAGTTAACCATTGATTAATACCTGGAGTTCTATTAGGTATTTCTAATAATTCAACCCGGTTTCCTTCAATTGTTATAATCTCACATTCAAAATAGTCATTTGCAGGATGTGCTTCCCGTAAAAACCATATTGCAGGAAATGCAGGCTTGATGGGTGTTGAGAATCTAAAAACCCATGTTCCGTAACAATCGAAAATATCATGAAATTCAACCCAACCGATTTTATAATATACGTTGTGATTACCTGACCAATGTTCCCTATATTCAGGGGTTTCAAGATTAAGGACTTTCAAGTGTAGTCCATATGGCTTTACTTCAACACAACTTGAATCGGTGTATGAGTTTTTATCATACATGAAATCTTGAATGGTTCGGTATTCTGGATTGTTCCAATCAGCTTCCCATATTGGTATATCTGGTAAAGTTAATTTTACCTGTTTCTTTTTAAATAGGCACATATTCAGTCACTTTACTTATCCTACGTCGGATTGTTACTTCAAATGTTTTATCAGCATTTGCTATAATAAGTTCTTTGGGTATTTTTTCATCGCTGACCATGATTATTTGTATCCCCATTCTTTTTGATATTTCTTGTATCATTTCCAAAACCTTTAAATTATCTGCTTCACCTTTTACATGTTTAAAAGGTTCATCTAATATAAATGTAGGTCTGCTGTGAGGTCGTGACATTGACCAGCTTGCTATCCTTAGGGCAAATGCTGCTACATCAACAGTACCACCTCCAGAAGCATCCATCGGGTCTACCCGTTCTCCATCTCTGATAAAATACAGGTCACATTCGGTTTTATTCCTTCGTTGGACAAATTCTGCCTGTAATTCATAAGGGTCATCAAAAACAGCATTCAGGGCCAGAGAAGTGATATCTGAAATATGATACTGTAATTGTTCTTGGGTTTTTAATCCAGCTTCTCTAATTAGTTCCCTCGCTTTCTCGTGCTGTTGCAGTGAACGGGTTTCCATTTTTATAGATTCTTTGGTTGAAAGGATTTGTTCCTGTATTTGTAGAACTTTTCCTTTCATCTGCTCAAATCTGGTTCTGTGTTCTTTCAGGTTCAGGGTTTTCATTTGGATAAAAGCATTTGATTTAGGTTTGCTGTCCAATTATAATTATCAATCATTCGTCCTTTAGAATCAAGCCAAACAGTTTCCCCATTACCGTAGACAAGTCTTACATAAATTCCGCGATCTGGTTTACTCCCAGTTGTAGATATTTGTGCTGGAATGTCTAAAAAGTATTCCTCATGTAAATAAATCTTTTTAAGCATTATACATTTCCTCCAACTTTTCTAAACCCTGTTCAATCTGATTATCCAATTTACTGATAGATTTTTTCATCGTTTCTAATTTTGTTTCAGCGTCTTCAATTGTATCACAACCAAATGTTTCCTTTAATTGGTTCATTTGACTTTTCTGTTGCCCGGTTAATTCTGCAACCGTTGTTTTTGCCCGTTCAATTTTATTTTTGAGAGAGATTAAATAGTCTTTATCTTTTTCCATTATTTCTTATTATTTGGTTTTCATCAATTTCTTCAAAATCAGAATCGAGGTACGTATTCTCAATACCTATTCTTTCCCAATAAGATTCTCCTTCACAGTATTGGTTATTATAGAAAGCGATAAACCAACCCCATTTGTTTTTTACCCAATAAAAACCAGTCACCCTATCCATAAATCTGAGTTCTGTGGAATTCCCGGTAAAATGGGTGTGCCATTGTTAATAATTCCGATACTGCTAAACTTTGTAAGTATTCCCATGAAAAGCATTTATTTAAGCTTTTCACGTGTCCGATAAGGAAACGAACTGGGTCTGCTTCCTTTGGCCTGTCTTGTCTTAAATGTTTTGTTCTCATAATATTATTATATTTTATGTTCAGTTAATTCACAACTTTGAGTATCTTCCATAAAACATAAGATGCGTCTTTTTCGTAATTCAATAGCTTCTTTACTTATTCCATAATTTAATAACCATGAATTTCTTCCATTATGTTCTTGTGGTAATTGTAATATTAAACTTTCAGCTTCCTTTACCCTATCATGTTTTGATTTAATTTCAGCAGCATTTAATTTAATATATTTCTTAGTTTTTTCTATTGGTCTTCCTGATCCTACTTTCATAATTTTAAAGCTACTTTAATTGCTGTATAAAGTTGAAATTCTAATTTATAACGGTAAATAGGATATTCTTTATTTTCTTTGTCACAAATATCCATTTCTTCCATTATTTTATGTGATTGTTCCCGGGCTATCTTTTGAGCCTTTAAACGATCTTTTTCTTGTTCATCCATCATTGCTCCCATTTTATTTAATTATTTCTTGTTTTACATCGTTCCAATAATTAAAATCATCTTGCAATTCTGTTCTTTCCAAGTGGTTTTTAATAGTCAAATGCCCAGTTGTGATTTTTAGAGCATCAACAATTTCAGAAACAACATATTTGGCATTATCTCCAAATTGTGCTTTTAGCTCTTTCGCTTTTTGTGAGTAAGTCATAATGTTTTTACTTTAATATACTAAATTTATTCAAAAACCGCTTTATCCACAATTTTCCGTACTGAATCCTGAATCTTGTTTTCTTCCAAAATTCGTGTTACATTCTCCTCGAATGATACTTCTGCTTCCCATTCCGTGTTCAAACGACCAACGAAAGCATCCAAACGATCATCCCTTTCCTGTTTCCTGTCAATATGTTCCCTGCTGATCACATCCGTTTCAATAGGCAAATAAACCCTTTTAACCGTATTTGTTTCGGCATACCAAAGATATACCGAGGGTTTAAAATCTGCCTGATCTGCTGTCATTCGCATCATTGAACCGGGAGTAACACACAATCTACCTTCATATTCCTCGACAAATGATTGGTGATTGTCCCCTGTTACGATTAAATCATATTCAGGGTATTTTTTAAGGAGTTTTGATGCTGGTAATGCTTCACATCCGGGCCAGGGTGGTTTTCCTTGAAAGTTAAAGGTATGCCAAACTAAAACTTTTATTGTTTCTGTTTTAGAAAGATGTATTAACATTGATGCTTCATTTGGGAATTGTCCAAAATGGCAATCATCAAAAATAGTTAACTTACCTGCTCTTTCAAGTGTATCTATTCCAGATTTATACGCAAGTTCCAGATTATGCTGTGGAAGGTCATGTTGCCCGTAAATAGTCCAGAAATTAGCTGGCAAATGTTCTATTGTCATTGAAAGTAAATGAGGACTTGGTTTCCAATGATCAAATAAATCACCACCATGTATCACAGGGCAATTATACTGTTTTTGAAGATCAGAAATAAAGTCTATTTTATTCCATTGAGTAGCCCACCAATCATCAGTCCTACAAACCGGATTGTCTGTTTGTTCCCGAAGGTGAATGTCTGAGCACAGGATTGCCGATGGGGTTTTATTATCTGTTGGTTTTGTTCTCATTATAGTATAGATTAAATATTTCTTCACTTTTACAAACAACAGGAATATTAAGTTTTTCACATAATTTTATTTCTGCTTTCATTCCTTTTGAGATTTTATTACCAAAAAGCCAAAGTTCATCAATAAATTTCCTGTTAAACAATTCAATATCATTATCAATACCTCTTTGCCTTTCTTCTGGAAATATATCATTTAAAGCATGACAATCAACCCAATAATGGGCAAAAGGAACAATATCAGGTTGCGTTAAATTAATTTCTCGAATTATACCTATAATTTTATCCAGATTTCCTTCAATATCACCTGCTATGGGATGTGCAATATAAACTACTTTCATCTCTTTTTTAGATTAGTTTCACATAAAGGACAAATGTCTGGCATTTTACGTTCAAACAAGGCATTTTGCGTACTCAAATTTAAACGTTCTCTCTCAAGTAGTAAGTTAGTATTATTTAACCCTGAAACGGCTTTATTCAGCCTGATTTTAGCCTCTACGAGCGTTTCACGTTCTTCATACAACTTTAAAATAGAATTAACAGTGGTTTCATGGGTTAAAAGTTCCTGTTGCTCCTTAATTTTAGTAGTAGTTTTCTGAACCCTGATAACCAACATTGAAAGTGAATCATACTGTTTTTGTTGTTCCTCCTGCTGTTCAATCAATTCAAATAGGTTATTAACAGACTTTTCGAGTTTCAGGATTTTTGATTTCGTTTCAATCTCTTTTTCCGTATCCTGAATAGAAGTAATTAAGGAACCCAGTTTTGATTGTCGATTGATTTTTGCCTGTCTTTTTTCTGACATTTCTTCTAGTGCCTCAATATCAATTTCCAGTTTCTCCATATCGGGAAAACTTTCTAGGGATTCATTAAGTTCTTTCAAGGTTTTGTTTAATCCGGTTGCAGGCCTGTCTTTTTCCTCAGGATGACCAAGAACAGAATTGATATTATTAATCCACCCATTTACCTTTTTTGTAGCAATATCAATCTGATCAATATGGGCAATTCGGTTAAAATGTGCTGCAACCTCACCTGATGTACTTGTAAGTAGGAAAGGTTGATCAAATTGTGCTTGTAGATTAATTTCGTTCATATTTAAAGCCTGTTGAATCTCTTCTGGTACATCTGTTCCAAAGGCTTTAAATTGAGTATTATTTAATTCATATAATTTTTCAGGACGCTCTGTTCTTAATATAGTATCTCCATTTGATGTTACTAAAGTAACACCAACAGTATCTCCACGATCAATTTTCCTACGACAATAAGCTTGCCCAGAAGGTTTATTTGTAGCTACTAAGACTAAAGCACGGATTATGGCAGTTTTACCACAATCACTATTCCCGATAATCACATTAACCCCTTCATCAAAATTGAGAACGGATTTCTTATGCGATTGGAAATTTTGTATGGTTAGTTCTGAAATCATGTTTTTATTATTTTATTAAATTGTTCTTGATAAAGATCAAACTCAGATATGATTTTACCTCTTCGATAATACCACCAACCCAATTCTGTATTAATCCAAAGAGGTTTATTCGTGAATAAACTTTTAAACCAAATCCATCGTTTCATTCCACAAATTTTTTAATTATTTTTTCAACAAATGCTTTATCTGTATCAATCAGATTATTGATAGTTTTAACAGCGTATAAAGCCGTAGCATGATCTAAACCAAATACTTCACCAATTAATCGTAGTGATTTTTTAGTATTGTTTTTAAGCCACCACATACCAACCTGACGGGGTACAACAAATAAATTCCTGTTTCGTTTCTTGGATTTCAATTCCTCAATAGTAGTTCCAAACGTTTTACTCAACCGAAAACCAAGTTCCACAATAGCTTCATCCTGCTCCTCTAAAAAACCAGCAGCCTGACGAAATATGAATTCAGCTTTTTCCCCTGTGATCAGATGAACAACTATCCCATCAACCCTGATAACGATACTTTTCTCAAACTTGTTATAGGTATAGGATAAATCTGTTATTCCGGGAAGTAGATGAACTTTTTCTGGAATTTCTATTTTGAAAATATTTGGTTTATCCAGCATAATCTTTATACATAACTGGGAAACTTCTTTCATCCATTTCTTTCAAGAAATCAGCATATTGATGATCTGGGATAGTATTTACCCAATTTTGTTGTGCTATATTCCCCAAATACATTAGTAATTCATCACTATTCATCCGGGATTTAACCTCATTAATAAAACGGAGTTTAACCACGTTGTTAGCTGTTTCCTGGATATAGTCAGTGGGGTTTTTCCCAAAATTTTGTTTCCAAGCTAAATAACCTTCCAAATCATCAAATGAAATAGGTTCTCTATTTTCCAACCACTCTACGTATTTTAGGACTTCTAAATTCGTTTTAGTGAAATCAAGCATTTTATCAAGAAGTTCAAAACTACTACCTGTTTCTTTTATATACTTTTGAAGTAAATCTGGGCTGTTCATAGTTTTAAAAATTACGTCTACAATATTCACAAATTAATAGTGCATCAACTTTCCCATCGTGGGATTTCTTGCATTTATCAGTCATCCGAAGATCAATAGAAGGGAATAACCGTTTTGCTGCCATTTCTGCCATCCGTTTAGTATCCTTCTGAACCGTTTTCCCGGTTGAACTTGGTTTCTGTTGTAAGGGTATGCCCTCAAACATTTCAGCCTGCCATTTCTTTGGTTGTACCTTTGTGTAGGGTATTCCGTGGGAAACTAGAATTCCTTCCAGTAAACCACAACCAAACCCGAAATCAAATGTAGCACCAGCTGAGGCACCAAAGATAGAGTGAACGTCCTCAATTACAGCAAAACAATTCCAATTCTCACAATTTGCAAAAATATCTGACAAGGCTTTAATATCAAATTCTTTACCTATTAATGGAGTTTGAAGGAATAGATAATCGTTAAATTCTGAATAATGTATAAATATCCCACCATTTTTACCGGGATCAATCCCGATATGCACTCGTTGATTATCTAAATTGTTTTTGGTTCTCATAGAATTATTCCTTTATTTTTTATTTTTTCAAGTAATTCTATATGAGCATTTTCCAACCATATAAAATAGTCAAATTCAGGTAAACTAACATCAACATCAACCTCCTCATCACAATTTGGGCATTGAGAACTGAAAGAACAATTAATGTCAGGATTTTTGCCAGTTTCTTTTTTATAGAGTTGATATAAATCAGTATTTTTCATCGTTCTTTTGGTTTTCGTTCTGTTTCAAATTTCTTTTCAATACGTTCCCAAAGATCAATAACCTCATTTTTTAAGTCGGAAATTAAACCCTGTGATTCAACTTTATGGATAGCTTCTTCCATAGAGATTCCAAGGGATTCACCACAACAGGTATAGGTTGTGTTTTTAGTGAAATCTTTAATGTATTGCAGGTTTGCCCGGATGTCATCAATACCATATCTATAAATAATATAAATATTAGCTTTGCGGTATGGGTCATCTACTGTTTTTATAACTTCAATTTCCACATTTATTCCAATAACTCTTTCTACATCTTTTCCTGCAATTTTTACAGTTTTTGTTATTTTTTTTGCTGAATTGAATTTAATACGTGTGCTTGCATAAAATTCAAAAGCATGTCCACCCGGTGAAACAGTTTTAGGCCCATACGCTGCAAAACTATCTCTAATTTGATTTGAAAAAACCATAATATAATTATTATTTTCAATAATTCTACATGTTTTTCTCATTTGTTCTGAAAATTCTTTTCCACGTCGTCCACCCATTTTGTCACCATCCTCTGAGGTCATTTCTAAATTAGTAGAAAGTGCCGCTGAACTATCTACAAAAATACCATTAACAACATCTAAAGATTTGGGAACCCATTTTCTAACCTTTTCAAAAACATCAGTTATCGTGTCTGGTTTATAGTAATTTTTAGAGGGTATATGCATCCCAAATATAGAAGCAAATTCCTGATCTAATCTAGCTTCCGGATCATGAAATTGAATTTCACCTAATTTTCTTTGTACATCCCCAGCAAGCTCTGATAATAATACTGTTTTTCCCGATTGAGATGGACCAAAGGCTTCAACAATAGTACCAGCTTGAACGCCCCCACCTCTTATTTTTCTACCAGAAATAGCTAAATTAAGTAAGGTAGAACCTGTGTTTATCATCATTTTAAAATTTCCATCATATTCCTTCGTTTTTATAGAAGGTTTCTCAACCTTGTCTCGGACTTGTTGAGAAAGAGATTTTTCTGGTTTAGTTCTCATCCTTTACATTTATTAAGTTCACTTAATGACATATAATTTACATTTTCCCGCAATTGTTCAACTCCAAATCCACTTAAAGTTGGTTTGTATAGTCTATTTATTGCGTCAAGTAAATTATTATCAATTGCATCAGGAATAGATAAGATACATTTACCAGTCTCATCATAAAAATCTACCATATCACAACTTAAAGTGTGAACAGCATATAACGTTTTTTCAATAATATTCTGAGAATTATCGTCTACATATTTTGTTTTTACTCGAATACAGCTCATCACATTTTGATTTTAGAAATAATTTGTTCAATTGTTGTTTCGGGTAGGGATTTATATTCTAAACGGGCAAATATATCTGCTTTAAATCCTAAGAATTCGGCAGACAATAATAACAATAATAAGGGACTTATTTTTTTATCCTTTTTAATTTTATCCCATTCTTTCTGATACTGCTTCGTTAAGCCTGAAATAAGCTGTTTCTGCGATAGTTCTTTACGAAAGGTTAGGTAACTATCATGGATCATCGTTCGCACGATATTTGACTTGGTTTTACCCTTTAACAGGGCATACAGGGTCAAATATTCTGCAATAGGTTGGGGCACCATCACCCCAACCAGTTTACAGTCTTTTGTATGAGAATTACTTTCCTTTGTCATACTCCGTTATTCGTCTGAACAATCATCCCATTTTGAGCAATCTGAACAATCTTTGAACTTCTCGAAATCTTTACCAAAGATATGGCCATTCGGGCACTTATTTTTGCCAGCTGGTTTCACATACTCTTTTACAGGTTTCTGTCGTTCTTCATGTTCCTTTTTAGTAAATTTTCCCGGGTCACCTGGTTTTCCAAAAGAAATTATATTGAATTTATGACAGGGAATACCTACATACCGTTCTCCATCTTCATCACAAAGAGTTGCTGTTGCTTCTTTTTTATTCAAGGCAACAATTTCACATTCTCCAAATTTTGGGTGTTTAACTATTGAACCGATACGGATTTCATTTGCTTCTGGTTTTTCACTAAAAGGGAGATCATCTGAATCAACCTCCCGTGATGCACCTGCAATTATTAAAAGCATTCTATTTTTTAAATCCTTAACCTTTTTTATTTTTAATAAGTCCTTTTTGAAGGATTTAAAAGTACCTGGGTAAGTGTCAGCTATTTCCAAAAGATCATCCAAATCATCAGTATCATTAATTAAATCTTCTGTTGTTTGTTGATCATCATCATCTTCGTCATCTTCTACTGGTTCCGGTTTCTTTTTAGCTTTCTTTTCTGATTCCGGTTCAGGTTTACCACGACGGGAAGATTTCTTTGGAACTTCAATTTCAAGCTGAATAATTAGAAACGCTTTGATTTCATCTTCATCATCGTTACATTCTGAAATATCAATATCAGTGTTTTCAGCAACAACATAAAGTTCATCCAAATCCATGCCTTGTATTTCTTCATAGGAATACACGGGAGTTGGTGGCAAATTTCTTGCTGTTTTCTTTTTCCTTACTGGTTCATCATCCTCGTCATTGTCTTTAAACGGGGTTTTCTTTTTCCGATCTAATGTTTTTGTAGCATCCCGGTTTTCTTCTGGCTCATCCAAATCACTATCTTCAATACCGGATAATTTCATTTCAAGTTCTTTATAACTTAGAACGATAAGAACCTCATCCAGATTTGGGATTGTTTTTAGGATTTCTTCGGTGTACTGCTGCCCACCGTTTTCTTCCCGATCTTTAAAATCAATACGGGTTGGTTTTGGTGCTGGTTTATTGTTGTATGTATCATCGGAAAAACGAACCTTTAACATTAAACCATTTTCAAGATCAGGGAAACATTCATTATCCGAATTCTCAGCTAATTCATCATTAAGCATTTTTTGAAAATACCATTGTGTATCATCCCAGATATACGGTTTTTCTTCCATTTCTTTGTGTCCGTAAGGGATAACAACATATAGGTTTCTTTCCTTTGCTTTGAATGGTTTTAACTCTTCAAAAGATGTCCCGTTGTCTTTCATTTGTTTAACATACTCACAAATAGGACAAGGTTTTCCAAAGGAAGTTGGGCAAACTACTTTATCAGTGTGTTCACCATTTGGAATCGAGTGAACCAAAAAAGGTCTGCGATACCATAAACCATCGGTCTGTTCGATTGATTTTTTATCCGGGTGGTTCTTATCTGTTACTTCATAAGGAAGTATGTCGAAGAACATTGATTTACCGGAATCAATTTTAAACATTGAAACCCCTTCTGGCAGGGTTAAATACCCAAAATTTGATTTTTCCTTTTGTTTTACTGCATTAGAGCTTACTGCCCCTGAGAATCTACTCTTTTTCTTTTCTTTCATCATTTAACTTTTTAAGATATTTTACGTAGCCTTCCAAACCACCCTGAGTGAGACAAAAACCAATAATATAGGTTAATGCTCCAAGGTATGGAATAGCTAAAATTAAGATTATTATATATTTGATTGTTTCAATCATCCTCTTTTAGATTTACCAAATTTTGAAGCAATGCCACTGTTAATGCTATCCTGTTTCTCACGTTGTTCCCATTCCTTTGATAAATCCCTTGGAACTGATGGCCCGGCAAAGTAGTTCTGCCCGTGAAGTTTCACAAGATTTTCCAGTGCTGATTTCTTATTGTTCAGGGCATCCATAACTCCACGAAGGATATTAACCTCAAATTGTGTTTCCTGATAATCTTTGTTTGCAATACGGTAATTATCTTGACTGATAATAGTGTTTGCTACAACAGTTTCAGTGATTTTTTCAATACCGTATTTTTCAGGATTTGTACGGATTTTCCTATCCAATTCAGCTTTACAAAGTTCCAAAGCCTCTTTAGCATTTGATAAACCCTGTTGTACTTCTGCTGATTTCTTACTGTATTTAAAAATCAGTCCGGGTTGGTTTAACCACTCTACGTCTAACGCATCCGGGTCAATTGTTACATCTTTTTCGTAGTTATTCATATTTTTCAAAATTTATTATAGTTTTTGTACTCAATGACAATTTTGCACCATTCCTAAGTAATAACTCACTAACTTTTTCAAACGGCATTCTTCTCAAATCCTCACTTTCTATTTTTCCACCAAGGAAATTTAATAACCCTGTTACGGTGTGGATTAGGTGTTCAGTCTCATTCAAATTTTCCATATTCCTTTATCCTTTCGTTACTGATAAGCAAGCCAGCACAAGGCCGGGAAACCCTGAATTATAGAAGTTATCAATAAAACATTCCATAACCAGCCCAGCCTGATCATCTTCTTTTTTCAGAAGTATAGCAGAACAATAACCAAGAACAGCTCGACGAACGTTTTCTGGTTCCTGATCTTTTAAGCCCGAAAGGATATGAGAAATTGCTTTCCATCCTTTCTGTTGAATTAAAGCCCTACAAAGTTCAATCGTTTGTGATTGTTCCTCTGCTGACTTTTTAGCCATCTCAAACCTCTGTTCCGGTTCAACAGCGAGAACCTGTTCCAGAATCTGCAAAGCATTCCGGGCGTGCCCTTGTGAATCAATAGCAATCTGTTCCCAAACTTCTTTATCCAGTTTCTCACCTTCTAATTTTGCTACTTTCCGAACCAAAGAGGCAATCTGATCTTCTGAGAGTAATTGTACAGTGAATTGAGAACATCTGCCTATAATCGTAGGTAGAAGTTTCTGCGGATCGGTAGTACAAAGGATGAAGTAAACATGAGCAGGACAATCTTCCAAAATCTTTAGAAGGGCTGATTGTGCGTCCCCTGTTAAACGGTGACATTCATCTATCATCCAGACCCGACAAGCACCTTCTAAGGGTTTGTAAGCAGTTTGTTTGATTATGTCCCTGATAGTATCTATTCCACGAAAATCAGCGGAATTAACCTCTCTAAAATCGCTACCAAGACAATTCAGTTTTGAACCGATAATTCTACCTAATGTAGTCTTTCCACAACCGGATGGCCCAGAAAGTAGGAAAGCATGTGGATGTTCCTCTTTTGAAAGAAGTTTGTTCAGGGCTGAGATTGTATTCTCGTTCCCTTTTAAATCTTCCAGTTCTGTTGGTCTATGTTTTTGATATAGGCTCATTTGTTAATGTCTTTACGGAAAGGGTTAATAAGATGTTGTTTTAAATAATGAATTTCAGAATAAAAAGGAGTATTTATATCTTTTGATTCTAATAAATACTCATCTAATATGTTTTTAAATAAAAGTATATCACTTTCATTTTCTAAATGAATTTTTATTAAAATCTGTTTCTTATTTTTTTTAACTTTTACTTCTTTTTTCATAATTTAATTCGTTGTTTATATAATATACTAAATTTTTTTAAAAAACTTAATTTTCTTCCATTTTCTCCATCTCAGCCCACGAAGCATCAACTTTTCCAATATCAATCTCAACATCTAAAGGCACGTTAATCCATTCCCACGCAGCAGGCAGTTCTTTACAGGTGATACGACGGATAATTTTAGAAACCCTTTGTAATTCATCAGGGTGAACATCCAATACGATTGAATCGTGTATCTGGCCTATAATACGGGTGTCGTAATCGTGTTCCCGTAGGAATTTGTCAAGCTGAGTTAATGCCCAAAGGTTGCAATGGAATGCAGAACCCTGAACCGGGTAATTAATTACGTCATTCTTTGCCATAACACCATAACAACGGAACCCAGTTTTAAGGTCAATATATCCTGTTTTCTGATAGGCTTTCCAGTGCCGTTCTTTCCACTTAGCGTATTCCTTGAACCTAACACCCCAGAAATCATTTTCCACCTCTTTCACGAGTTGCATGTACTTTTCAAGGGAATTAAACCCTTTAGATATTAAATGGTCTGCCAGATAGGTATTCTCAAATTTAATGCCCTGACCAGCTTTCCACTTTCCTGTCCTCGGTAATTTGCCCCATGAACAAACCAGCCCAACAGCACAATTTTTATACCAGCTCCCATAAAATTCAGGGAATACAAACCCGTTTTTAGTTGCATTCCTTAAAATCTTATGAGTAGGGTCATCCGGGTTAAATTGATCAATAAGGAATAACTGTTGTGCCATATCCCGGTGCATATCCGTTGTAGTGTCATTGATATAACGGAGCATAACCGGGTCTTTATGAAAACATGCTGCAATCCTTACTTCCAAACCTGAATAGTCAGCTTCCATAAGTAAATGTCCCTCACGTGGGAAAAGCGCCTGCCTTACTATTTTCATTGCTTCCTTATCTCGTTTAGGAATGTTCTGGAAGTTCGGGGAATCAGAAGATGAACGGAAGGTTTTTACAAGGTGTAAATTGAATGAAGGATGAATATAACCGTTCACTTGTTCCCGTAGGAATGCTTCCAGATAAGTATCCTGTACTTTCTTTAACCTACGTATCGCCAACAAGTCATTTAATTCAGGTATGTTCAATTCCGTTAACGCTTCCTCATCTGTTGAACCCTGACCAGATTTTGTAGTGAAAACGGGTTCAATCTTTTTGGTTTTGTATAGGTAAAAAGAAAGCTGCGTATTTGAATAAATGTTTGGTTTCTTGTTCCCGATTGAATGTGACCAGTGACGATAGAAATTGGTATCGTATAAGGCTTTTTCAAGTGAATCTATCCGTGTGGTTAAATCTTCCTTTGCCTTATTACAATAATCCAGATCAATCCGTATTCCCTGCTGTTCTGCTCGTGAGAGGGCTAAAACACCATTGTGTAGTAACTTGTATGCTTCCGATGTATTTGGGTTTATTTGCACTTTCTTATTCTTTTTATTTCTTTAATACAGATATCAACAAATGGTAATGATAAAACCCATTCTCTTTCATCTTTATACCAGTTTGTAATAGTCAACATAAAACCAATTTGAAATTGTGTGTATGTTTCAATTTTTTTCATTTCTTTCCAGTTTTATTTTTAATAAATATCTGATTCAGTTGCATCACAGCATTTATCTCTTAAATAATCCATGTGATTGTTTTTAGCTTCTTTTTTATCACATCCAAATTATCACGGATGTAACCCCTGACAGTAGCATATCCGTTCCCATGTTCAAAGAACCAAAGAAGATGTTCAGGTGGCACATTTGCCATCTTTTCTCCTTTAAACTTACCAAAAGGCATTAGATCGTTATCAGTCATTTATTTATAAATTTCGATATGCATTTTATCCAAAAGCAATTCAAAATCTTCTTGACTGATACTCTTAGGTTTTGAAATATAAAGCATCGGAAATGAGCCATTTGTTTTATTTGAGTGTCCCCAAACAATTCCAGACTTTATTCCAAATATTTTCTTCCTGTTTTTATCAAACTCAAAAGAGCGTATTGATTCTAATATATTACTCATAATCAAAAAGGTAAAAAATCATATCCAATTTTCTCAATCTGTAATTGTGCCAAACGGAATTCAAAAATTGAATCCATCGCACAGTATTCCATCAGCTTTTCCTTACCTCCGGGAAGTTTCACAAGTTCCTCAATCCGATTTAAGGCATTTCCATCGTTACTACCACTTTTCAGGTAAGGGGAAATCTCAGAATCATAATCAATAACCCCAAATTGTACGTAGGTTTGAAATTTTAACCCGGTTACCTCTGGACGGTTATCAAGTATATGGGAAGCAATCATCGTATCCCATTCCCAGTTTGATACTTCTGTTTTCAGCCGAACCAAGGACCAGGTGTGCTCATACTTCATATTCTGTGCAATTTTACCTACCATTGGGTTTTTCAATAGGTTTATGAATGGTTCTCGTTCTTTCTGAGTTTGTGGCATCATAAATACCAGAACCCGATTCTCAGAAGTAGCAATGGAACAACAGATAATCCTGTGACCTTTAGCGTGTGGTTTAATCCCGGTTGTTTCATAGTCAAATGCTACTGCCCGTTCCTGAATATCATTTAAAACGCTTAAATCAGTAATATAATCAATCTTTGGTTTCCTAAACTTTCTAAATTTTACATTAACCATTCCCAAAGCCTGTTCAATATCCTGCTCCCATACGGTTTGAAATTCCTGATCTTTCCCAAGGATAAATGAAGGGTGATAAGTCGGACAAACCCAACAGTCCAAATCCTGATCAGGTATTGTCCAACCTCGCCACTTCTCAATAGTTCCCAAATCCTTTTTCCAACGATGCCCAATAAGGCTGAATAAAGGGTTAAAACCTAAAACAATAATAAGTATAGGGTTCGTCTCTGAAATGACCTTAAACAGCTTCGCACGGCAATTAGCGACGTGCTCTAACGTTGGTGTTTGATTATAAAAACAAATATTGGCATTCGTAGACAAACAATCCTCATAAAGATCAATCCCAAATTTAGTGAAAGTATTCCTAAGAAGTTCCCCGGGTTTATCTCTCCATTGTGAATTTGTTCGGTCATCTGTCTTTGAACTTGTTTCACCTATTACAAGAATCCTTTTTTTGAAGTTCCCCAATGGTTTTATTTTTGGGTGTTCCGAGTTCTGATACAGTCCGCAGGAAGCACAAGAAAGTATTTTTCCTGTTGGTCTGCTTTTTGATTCCGTTTGCTTTAAGTTGAAAAATCCTGCCATCTACTTTTTTAATAAAGCCATAAAATCCCAATTCTCACCACTAAATTTAACCTTGCTACTCCCAAGAACACAGGAATTAGAACGGTTCAGGATATTCCGAAACAGGGACGGGGTGATCATAAATGAGGTTGATTCAGCAGAGAATTTGATATTTGCTTCCTCCTCAAACCAACCTGAATCAGATTTTCCAGCAATTTTCATCCGGTTATTAGCTAACGTGATTGTGATTGTTTCATCCGTAGAAACAGCTTGTTTTGAGAATACAGAAGCACGGTCCAGAATCTCGGTAATTGTTTTCGGGAAAGTCAATTCTGTTCCTTCAACTTCCATGTGTTCCCCGGTAGCAGGAAATTCATCCTCAAAAATTCTACAACTGAGAACTGTTCCCACTTCATTTTTGAAATGCACCCACCCTGAACCAGTAGCAATTTTCGTAGGATTTATTTTAATAACCTCACGAATTGAGCTGGCAGGAATCAGTAGATTTGTTTTTGAAGGTAAACCAGAACTGAACTGGAATTGTGCAATCTGGTAAGCATCCGATGCCTCACATTGATTTGAAACAATATGCACACAGGTTAGAATTGCCCTTGACATATCCGAGGAACAGGATGAAGCAACGAACTGAACTGCTTCTGAGAAGTTTTCTGGCAGTGTTTTCCACTTGCTGATTTCCCCAATTTCATCCAAAGGGAGTTTAATCTCTGATTGAAGTATTAACCCTGCTTTCATCTTACCTGCTGATAGGATTACTTCTGAATCGGTTATTTCCACCTCAATTTCCTCACGTTTCAATTTTGAAAGTAGTTGGTAGAGTTCCTCTGCCCGGATTGCACCTGTTAGGTTTAAGCCTTCTACTGGGTGTGAGATGCTTATCTCATCATTGTACGTTACTACCCGGTTACCCATAAAGGCAAACGAGGTTGATTGTTCGATGATCTCTTTGCCTGCCAGACCCGGTTTAACCGTTTCCAAGGCTTTTTTTAGTGTTTCTTTTTGTATGTTCATTTTTTAATAGTCAAAATTAAAAAGTGGTTTTTGTCCCTTTTGTGCTTGTTCAAATAAATATAAACCTATTTCTGGATTTACTAAATTTTTTAAAATTTGAACTTTATCATGTTCTATTTTTTTTTCACGTAAATTAAACCCATATACGGTATCATTTTTTTTAATAGAATTGATGTCTTTAAAACTATTAAATGATTTTGTTCTAACATAAAAATTAGTCCAAAATAAATGACGTTCTAATATTACCATAGGCTTTATTAGTGTATTATAATACGGATTTACATTTTCAACAACCCATTTACATTTTTTTGCTGAAAAATATTTGAGTAAAATTATTTCTTGATATAATTTTAAGTCAATATACAAAGGTTTTGATATATTACCATGAACACGCATTGCGGTAAGTGTTGAGTGTGTTTGACATGGTGGTGAAGTCCAAATAAAATCAAATTCTTTCACATGCTCTAAAAGGTATTGGTGTGCATCACCAATTATAACGGTGTCTTTTGAGAAATTGTTTTTATAAATATTTGCAATTTCTTCATTGAATTCAACAGCAGTTATGCTGTGTTGATCACCCCATAATTTTCGATTCCCACCAATACCAGCATAAAGATTTAAAATCTTCATTTTATTTTTTTAATTCTTTGACTATTTTTAAACAATCAAGCATTTCCATTTTTCTAATATTTACAGAAATTGGACTTGGTGAATATCCTTTTTCAACTGCTTTTTTCATCAATTCATCGTTTGTGATTTTTGGATTTTCTAAAGTCCAACGACGTAACCAATATGCAGCGGATTCACTTTTTTCTTTTTTGACCTTTTCTGTTTTCTCTTTCTTCACTTTCTCAACTTTCTCAGCAGGGGCAATTCCAGCAGCTTCTTTCATAGCCTTTTTAAGCATAATAGGATTCTTAAATTCGGCAAGACCCTTTACTACTTTCTTTGTGAATACGTCCGGGAAATCAGTGATAATCTCGTTCAGATCATCCATTTTCTTGGCAGTCTGTAAACGAGCAACCAAATCATCTGAATTTTCTTCACCTGCTTCATCTTCGTCCTCATCTTCTGGTTCGGGTTCAGGCTTTTTACTGGTTTTCTTTTCAGGAGCTTTTGCTGCTGGTGCTTTTCCTTTTTCGGCACGGGCTTTCACAACGTTATCGTCATTCTCAGCAGCCTCAATTTCTTCTGCTTTGGTTTTCTTCGGTGCTTTTTTTACCTTGTTAGCAGGGTCACCAACTCCGAGGGCATCCAATACAGCAAGGGTTTCATCCGAGAACGAATCTGCTTCGTAGGAATCACCATCCTCATCAACACCATCCACCCAGTGAATATCCTCTGCGTTTACCGAGATAGCTTCTTCGAGGTCTTCTTTTGATACCCCAATTAATTTGATTTTAGGTTCCAAACACATTACGGTGTTTAACTCTTTTGCTGTTTTTACCAGCGATTTCATTTCTAAACTTGACATTTTTTAATTGATTTTAAATTGTTATTAATAACTCTTTGTTTAATATACTAAATTTTTTCAAAAACTCCATTTTTCCGTTAAAAGTAGCTTGAAAGGATTGGTTGTCCACGTCGTAGGTTCTGTAATACGTAGCAAACCTCATTTTCGTCAAACTCCTCATCTCTTGCCAAAATAATATTAAATCGCATTATTCCAATAGCTTTTTCCCTTCCTTTTGGGTCTCCATTTAACCCTATCATAACAGTACAATGATCATATTTTCGTTTATCTTCTGAGAAATTTTTACGTCGTAATAAATTAACTTCATAGGAATTTGCATCTGTTTGCGTTGGTGCAATTACACAGGGTAATATTTTTTGTTCCCCACGAGGTGTTTGTGAAAGGTTTCGTAATTGCTTCCAGATTGTATTTTGTTTTGCCCGCTCTTCCATTTTTTCTTCCACCTCTAATAAATCAGCATAATCAATTAAAATAACTTCTGGAATAAAATTGTATTTTTTCTCCCAGTAAAGAAGTTTATTATCAATCCCTTTTTTTGTTAAAGTCCCATTTGGGTGAGAACTCAGTCTTAATTGTTTTTTCCGATCAATGTAATGTTCTTTAAATATTTTTTTTGCTTCTTTGACTTCAATCGGTTTTGTTTTCGGTATTTTTTTAATCCAGACAGCCCCCCATTTATTATGCTCATATTCCTTACAATTCCAACAAGGTGAATATGTTGGATTTTCTTTATATGCTTCTTTTAATTGGTCAATTGTTATTTCACCCCTAATTTGGGATTCAGTAAGGGCTTCAAAAACCCCAAACTGACATTCCCGTTCTTTTTTATTACAGGTATCCCGTTGATTATGTACGCAATCTCTCATGGGTTGAAAATGCTCCTCACAATATTTTTCTTTATCTGATCGTTTTGCAGCAAAAATACAAAAACGTCGTACCTGTTGATTTTCTGACATATCCCCCGCTTGGAAAAAAGCAACAGTTTTGCCCATCAATAAAGCCAATTCAGCTATAAATAAAAGTAAGAATGTTTTACCACGTTTTGATGCACCCATTATACCTATAAAACTAGCCGGAATAAAGAAGTGATCTAAAAACATGCCTAATTGTTTAGGGAAATGTAATAATGGCTCAGAAGCCTCTGTAAATGCCTTCTCAACGACTTCTAACGTTTCTTCATCTGCAAAATTTATAGAAACATCTTTCGTAGTTGTTAATGGTTTAAAACTTTCAGCTAAAATAGCTGCTTCTTTTACCCTGCCTTTTAAAAGTAGGTTCTGTATTTTTTCCTGATATAGGAATAAATGCCTTTCGGTAAACCTTTGCCTCGTTTGATCAATTAGGTAGGTTAAATCTGCTGGCTTTTCTTCTGCTTCTTCTGACAGATCGGAAAGAACACCGGAAATATCTTCAACCACATCTTTTGGAAGGTTTTTAATTTTCTCAAAATAAATTCCTTCAATATCCTGATCGGGTGCCCGATTGTACTGGTCAAAGTATTCAATACACCAAGTAGCTATTCGTTTTGCTGAATCTGATTCAATCAGGTTTGCAGAGTAGATTTCCCGAATTTCTTTTAGAAATTCCGTTGAGGAAATCATCCCGATGATGATTAGCCGTTCTATATTCGTTTGCTCTGTCATAAAGATAAAGGTAACGTTTTTAAATGATCTGTCGATATATGTAAGTAGATTTGAGTTGTCTTAATAGAATTATGGCCAAGCAATTTAGAGATAATCTCAATATCTACGCCACTTTCAAGTAAATGAGTAGCAAAACTGTGCCTGAGATTATGAAAATGATATTTAGTTCCAAATAATTGTTTTACAACCTGATTACAAGATGTTGTTGAATACCGAATATCTTTTTGTCCGTTGAATAGGAATTCTTTAGGTTTGTACCGAGTATAGTATTTTCTTAATTCTTTTAGGAAATCTTCCGATAGAGGTATTATCCTATCTTTCTTACCTTTTGCGTTTAAGATGTTTATGATCATTCTTTTTGAATCAATGTGTTCAGGTTTTAGGTTGATTACTTCGGAAACCCTCAAACCAAATCCTAAACCAAGTCCAATTATACATTTGTGTTTTTGATTTTGAATAGATTTATAGATAGATAATGAAAGTTTCTTTTCTATCACTTTTGGCAGTTTTTTTTCTATTCTTGGCCTTTGAAAATCTACTTTATTGTATTTCTTGTTCAATACTTTTTCATACCCAAACTTTAAAGCATTTATTATTTGATTCTGTTGGGAAATAGAAGTAAATTTGTAATTCAGTAAATACTGTTCAAAATCTTCTGCGGTTAAATGAATTGGGTATTTATTTCTGTTTTCTAAAAATTTTTTGAAATAATGAGTATAAATCTCATTAGTTCTATTTGAGTAATTGAAGTATCTAATTTTATTAGAATATTCAGTTAACGTTTTTGTGAATTCCATTTTTATAAATTTAAAATGAATCTTTAAAAATAACAGATATAATTATTTGATTATTATTAATTTATATATGTTAATTTATATATAATAGTTATAACCAATGCAAGAACGCTCCGTGGATAGTTCCTGCATTGAATTATTATTTTAGGATTTACGCCATTTACGAAATTCCCAATAAGACATATTTTTTATGTCATTAACCGTAATCTCTTTTGGCAAATCTTTACACTTTTTTTCAAGCTCTTCAATCCTTTCATTTGCGGCTTTCAAATCCTCTGAAAGAAGTTTAACTGCATCTTCATCAGTTTCTGCTCTAAAATTAGTGAACATTGAATTTTTAATGTAAATAGTGTGTTTTTTAGGCTCATTTGCCTTTTTCTCACACTCTTTCAATCTGTCGTAAGTTTTTACGTTTAATAATACTGTGTCTTTTTCCATTTTTGTTTAAAATTAAATTATTAATATTTAGATAAGTATAAAAATGCACTGGTTATAACCGCACCTATACAAAAGTGGGGTGTCGGTGGTTCGCCATTGTTACAAGTGCTTAGTTACTGTTTAGCGTGGGATAGGGTAGCACTTTTTAAACCCCACCTTTGCATAGCTGCAAACCGTTAGCAACAAAATTACTTGCTGCGTTCAACTATTTTGCATTCAAGATTGAGAGGTTCGATAAACTCATTGATCTCATTAATTTTTTTTTCAATGTTCTTAAGAGTTTGTTTGTGATTCTTACGTGCATTGTCAGATTTTCCGATTGCACGGTAAAAAGCAGCTGGAGTTTTAAACAGCTGCTTTATTCTGGTTTCAATCAATTGCATTCTGGATATTTTTCATTCCAGATTTGCTGCATTTCTGCAAATAGGAATAATCTATTATTATCGTTTTCAGCTCCGGCTTTTTCTTTTGCCGCTCCGATACTTGTCATGTAATCTTCTGCTCTTTCATCATATTCGAGCATCATATCAATATATTTTGCAAGGATGAAGGCTACCACCGTACAAGAGTTTGTTTTTTGAATTGCTTCATCAATACACGTAGTATTGTCTAACAATTCATTAACTCCCCAATTTTCAATTGTTTCTGTACAATTGATTAAATCTTCTGAAATTCTTTCACTTGGTTTCATAATATTGATTTATGTCTCAGCTTCATTGCCTTTGATATGTCAAATGTCGTAATAAAAAACGACAATACCAAACTTTCAATGTTAATTAATCGTTAAATAATACGACAAATAAAATTCTGTTGCTAACACCGCATAGCATCAAAAGCTGGTGCGGTGATTTGCGTACATTCTGCATATAATCAGCATCGTAGCGGCTCGACAGTTTTGTATTTCAAAGTCCGCTTCAAATGCTATGCAAAACGTTAGCGGTAATGATGGTCACGCATCCAGTTTTGCACGTACCACAATTGTCCGCACCCGCCCCCAATATCATCTTGACCAGCAGGGTCGAAAACTCTAACATTATATCCACATTCTACAAATGATGAAGTAATGGTATTTATTTTGTTGAGTTCTCTATATCCTTTATCTTTCATGTTTTCATCGGCAGAACAAATAACCGAAAATGTAAAATTGAAAACAGCAGGGCTAAACAAGTCTTTAAGCCTATCCATTTCCTCATTACTTTGGTTTGTTTCTCCAATGCAATAATTCACATATACAGGTCGTTTGGTTTGCCTATTCCATTCAATACCAAAATCACGCATTTCACGTAATTTTAGTTTGTTTTTAAATGGTATTAATTGGTTTCTTTTATCTTCAAATGCTTCATGTACCGAAAATTGCAAACCAACTTTTTGTATTTCAATACTTACTTTCAATAGTTTCTCAAAGGCTGTATTGTTTTTTGCTCCCATTGTCGAAATAAGTAATTCAGCATTAGGGTATAGGTTGTTTAAATCTTTTATTGCATTAATAACGTTATCAATGTTTAATGTCGGTTCACCCATGCTCATAAACATTATTTGGAAACGTTCGCCAGCCGAATTAACATTTTCAATATTCATGTCTTTAAGGCAGTGTTTTACTTGTGCCACTATTTCCAAATTGGTTAAGTTTCTTATAAACTTTTTTCCAGTTCCACAAAATTTGCAACCAACAGGGCAACCACTTTGAACAGAAACGCAAAGCACCGTTCTTTTATAAAAGTCTTCATATTTATAAAGTACTGCTTCGGCAACTGCATTTTCAAAGTCAAATACATATTTCCAAACATTACCTTCCGAGCTATCAAATCTTTTTGTTTTCATATAATATTGTAAATTAATAAGTTAAAAAATCACTACCGCTAACCCACGGTATAAAACAGTTGGGAAACCGTGGTTAATCGAGCATTTCAGCCCGTTTCAAAGTCCGTTGTAAATTGACAGGTACGAGCATCGCATCCCAACCGATTTCATACCGTCAACGTTATGGCTCAGTTTGTGGCTTCGTTGAAACGCTATCAGTTTTTGAGTGCTTTTCGCTCCAACTTTGGACAAAATCAGTAAGTTCTTTGACAGCTTCGGCATATTTCGCCGGGATTTTATTTGATCGGATATTCTCCGTTCCTCCGGCAAGGAATTGAGATACTTGCCGGAAGTTGATAAAGTTTAGTGAGTTCATTTAGTTGAAGATTGTGAGCTTTCCATTTTCATCCAAATCGGAACAATCAACGGTAATTAGTCCTGGATCGGTTGAGACTTCAAAATCAATATGATCTTCGTCATCGTTGTAATTGAACTCTGTTTTTCCACTTAAAAGCATTTCTACCCATTCAATTGTCTGGGTGTCGTTGTCGAAATTTGTAATTTCTTCGCTGTTTAAAAATACTCGATTTGCCATTGTGTTTGAATTTAAGATTTATGAATTAGATAAAGATTTCATGTAAAAACTGTATGTATCAACTGCAATATACTTATTGTAAAACCAGTCTGCAACCTCTGCTGTATTGCCTTCAATTTTTACAACTGATTTAGGAACCCAGATAGATATTTTACTTACTGGTTTCATTTTTTCTAAATCGTAATCTGAACATCTGATCAATAATTTTACTGCTTTTTCAGATTCTTGTTCGATGCCTAAAAAATTGATAGTTGCCATTGTGTTTGTTTTAAATTGTTCTGTAAATATACGCATTTAAGTGTATACGCTCCAAATATTTTGTCAACTATTTTACGTATTTACGTATGTTTAAAAACACAATGAAAGAAAAAGAAAACAGAAGCCATAACCCCAGCTATATGTCAAGTCGGGTTGTATTCATAATTCGAGCGACTTAACCCGCCCGTTGGTTTGTGCAGCTTGACAAATTTTCCCACGCATCCCACCCTGCACATAGCTGTATACCGTTAGTTGCCATTTTAGGACACAGCTCCGATTATGGGTTCTGCATCAAAGAAAATAACATCTACTTTGTTCTCGATCTTATTGAAAATAGGGTATTCAATTTCTCTCACAACCGAACGCTCAATAATTAAATTAGGGTTCTTGTGTGCTTGGTGCATCTTTGGTAATGTTTTTAATTCATCAGCACTAAAAGGCTTTGAGGTTTTCACTCGTTTAATATAAGTTCCTCGTTTTAGTTTAGCTTCTAAATCATTCCAATTTATCCCTTTTTCTAACATCATCTTATCTTGTAACTCGTTTGTTTTTAGCTTAAAACATTTAGTGTGTCCAAACAAAGAATTGGCTAACATTAAAATTGAGTTTCTTGTAGCATCATTTTCACGCCACAATAACTGAACACAAGCATCATGTAATGTAGGTACTTGGTAAATTCTACAATCAAATACAGCAGTTTTATTGTGTGTAGGTAGTATTTCTTTACGTTTTTCATTAAAGAAATTCACACATTTTGCAGTAAGTTTTGAAAGTATCTTTTGCTTTTTACCATCATTATAAATTGAGCTTTTACGGTCATCGGAGTATAATACCAAAGTTATCTCATCGCTTTGTGTATATCCAACAACTGCATTAGTTTCTTGCACTAAAAACTTTGTTGTTTCAGTCATCAACTCAGTTAGTTTTCTATCAAAGGGTCTTTCTAATCCTTTTGTCCAGTTGTGGAAATTATTACCATCTAATCGAATAATCACAGGTAATGTAGGTATCATTATTTCAGGTGAGAAATTTTTCTCAGTCCATTTACACCAGTCTCCCATTGTTTCAAAATCCATAATCGTTTATTTTAATTTGTTAATAATCAGATAAATAAAAACGGCAACTAACACAACCTATAACCAATAAAGGGTTTAGTGGTTAATCGGTCGTATGTAGCTCGTTCAAATTTCATTGTATCTTGATAAATTTGTTCTCGTAATCCCGCCCTGCGTATAGCTGCGGGAACGTTACCACCAAGTATCTTTAATTACTATTTCACACATTCTCTCAATCCTGCTTGTGATACGGTCATCACCAAGCGTTTTTGCCAACTGTTCCAAAGTTAGGTTAGAGGTTATGATTGTCTTTTTCAGGTTCTCATACCGATTGTTAATGATCAGGTAAAGTGTTTGAAATGCCCAATCAGTGGATTTATTCGTTCCGAGGTCATCCAGCACAAGTAAATGAACTGTAGAATAATGTTCCAGTATCTGATGTTCTGAAACCTCAGGCGTATCAAATGATGCTTTTATTTTCTGGAGTAATACCGAAACTGATATAAATTCACAATCTGCATTCATTGCCTGTAGATATAGGTTTCTTTGTTCCCTAAGCATTAACCAGCAGGAATAAATAGTTTTTCCTGTTCCTGCCTCTCCTGTAATAAAACTACTTTGAATTTCTTCTGTGAGGTTCTCTGGTTCAGGTATTAGTTTCAGGTCTCGTTGAATCCGTGGTGAGAATTGTTTTAGGAAAGTTTCACGGATTCTATCTTTCCATTGTTCTTTAGTTCTCATTTTTCTTGGTATTCTTTAATAGCTTGCTCAACGGTACCTAAACCTGAATCAGATGAATCAAACCATTCAACAGAGTGCCAAACATTTGTTAAACGCTCTATTCTTGCTTCAATACGTACCTGAAAAGAATCAATCATTAAAATTACTGATTCAGTTTCTTTAGCTGCATCAGTAAATCCTAATTCCGTTAAACGATCTCGCATGTCTGCTAAGTCACTTCTTTTTTCACAGATTTCTGGAAAATCTTGGTGACATAAATAATTATAACTACCTCCACTCATGATTTCTATTTTTTATGATTAAACGTGTCTGTCTGCTTCTCTGTATTTTTTATTTGGTTCCCGATACCCTATTGTATTTGGGTGGGGTTTCTCCTGCTCCTGTCTTTTAAATAGCTTCATTTCTTTTGGGTCATCAATCCAACGGGTTTGATTAATCCAAGTTGTTGCCATAGGAATAAATTGTGGATCACTCCAACGTTCTGTTTGTTTTTGATCTCGGACGGCAAACATAATTGTTTTTAGGGTTGGTCTATCTTTCTTTACTGATAGGGTTGTCCATGATTTTAATGCTTCCCCTTTTTTATCTTTTTTAGGGTATACCTTCCAAAACCTATTAAAATCGTTTAGTGAAAGTTTTTTTTCTTTTTCCTCCTCCTCGGACAAAGATTTTTTTATTTGATTTTTTTTATTTTGATTTTCTTTTTTCTTAGTATTATTATTACTTAGTATTATTAGTCCCTTATTTTCTATATCTAGTAAAGCTGTATTTAGCTTTTCTACATTTAGCTTTTCTACATTTAGCTTTTCTACATTTAGCTTTTCAGGATATAGCTCAAAACCTTTTGCCTCAATTATAGAAATGTTTTTGCTATAATCTAAATTATAAGGGGTATTTGAATATGCCCAAAAGGAACCAGCACGTGTTTTAGTTCTCCTATCCCTATACTGCACACGTTTTAAATAACCAAGTTGTTCCAGTTCTTGTAAACTTACATTAACAGTTGCAACACCTTCTTTAATCATTCCTAAAATAGTTTCAATATGAGATTTCCATCCTTGCTGATTTGATAAAAGAATAAACAGGATTATTTTAGCTTTTGAAGAAATGTTTGGGTTTCTAATTATATCATTGGGAATAGGTGTAAAATTACTTTCTGGACTACAATTAATTGAATCCGGTATTTCATTACTATAATTTACTGGTTTTGTTCTCATACTCTCAGAAATTAAAAAACCAACAGGTTTCAGTCCGGCACGACCTACTCCCTATTGGTTGATAAATGTTTCTCCCACAAATATTTTTTTGATATGAAGTGCCGTTCATAACTTTCTCGCTTTAAAAAGGTAAAATTACTAAAAATAAAGCTAAAATAAAAATTTATTTTATAATTCATTAGAAATCAGTATTATAACTTTCCTCTTTTACTCTTTTCAATTTTAGGGATTAAAATAAATTCCTGATTAAGTATTTTTACAGGTTCACTTACTCCCATAACCCAAACACCTTTTAAATCATCTTTATATAGGGCTGGTGCAGGAACAACTCTATGAAATGAATCAGGTATTAAGTTTGCAAATTGTTTTCCTTGTGCATAACAGGTGGTTATCTGTATTTTTCTTCCATATAGAGTAGGTATTTCTGGAGCTATTCCATTACACTCCTTAATTATTTTTTCAGAATAATCTTTTGTAAGTGTTAACATATTACCTAATCCATATCGTTTTCCCTCTATTCCACATTTTGAACATTTATATAAATCATAATGCCCAGTTCTATCAGAAATAGTAACAAGATTTTTCTTTTGAAAATCGTGTGGAAATGTTGTAATCTCAATTCTTTGTTTCATTTTTTACCTCTTTTTAGATTTTACTATTTTTTCTGGTCTCCAGCTTATATTGTTTTCCTGATTGATAAATCCTGTTGTTTTGTTCCAACCGGATATGATTTTAGGTTTTTTTGGAGTTCTCATTTACCTTTATCATAAATAGCTTTCAATTCAGGAACTGCCAAATAAGCTTCTTTCTATGAGGTATTCCCTTTCAAAAGATCAACAAAAATGTATTTTTCTTTTTCCAGCTTTTTTACGCATAAATCCCAAGAGGCAAAAGTTCTGTCAAGTAATATCCTAATATTTTTGAAAGAAGCTTCTGGAGTTCCTGGAATAGGAATAAGAGGTTTATAATGATCTTCACAAATTTTATAAAGATCATTCATCATTTGTTTTGCATCATCAACAGAATTAAATTTCTGTTCTTTTACTCGGTTGTATAATTTCTCATCTAAAAACATAATCTCTATTTTTTAATATTTGTTTCACTAAATAATCTGCTTCACTCTGTTTCATTTTTCCCGGGTCATCCTGAATACCTTCAACAAGGAAAGCATCCCGACCACGAAAACGTAATTCAGAAACTAATTTTCTTGCCTGCGCTTGTGCCTGGGGTTCAAAGTCAAATGCTACTGCAATCCTTCGAAAAGTTTTAGCAATTACTCTCATTTGTTCAGGTGTATATTCTATTCCAAAACAACAACAGGAAGAAAAACCGAGGCGAAACACATCAAAAAATCCTTCAACGATAATCCCTGTTTCACCCCAGTATTCTTGCTTACCCCCTAATATCGTTTGATGTTCTATTAATTCCCTCGGTTTTGGGCAGGCTTTATACTTGATAGGGTTCTTTCCCGTAACATCCCTGCCCTGAAAAGAAACTATTTTTTTATCCCAATAAATAGGGATGATAATCCTACGGGAATAATTGATCTGATCTAAAACTGACATTGGGCCAGTAGAAAATAAACCCCAATCACGTTCTAATTGTTCAGCATCATAATCCCTGTTTTCTAAGTAGGTTTTATGATGTGGTAAAAGTTTGTGTGTATCCGAAGGGTATTTAAAACCCCGTTTATGTATTTCAACTTTTGTAGCAGGATTTGTAACTGTATAACCACCGTATTGCTCCTGAATTCGTTTGCTTTCTTTCCAACTTACATTTAAAATTAATGAAATACTTTCAGTTACTTTATGTGCCCCACATTTCCAACAAACAAATGAATTCGTTTCTGGGTTAAATCCTAAATGGTTTGAGTGATCAGGGCAGAATGGGCATTGAACGTTAATCCACCCGTTTGCTACGTTTTTCCCCTCGGTATAGTATGGGATTGAGAAATCCTGATATAATTGAATTATGTCCATTAGAGATTTATTTCATCTGTCTTTTTAAAAGGTTTTCCTTTATATAGGGTATCCATTTTTAAATATAATTCTAATCTTTCACTGTCAATTTCAAATAATTTAAAACCTTCAAAGGAAGGTAATAAGATAAATCCTTTTCTTTCTTGCTTACTCTTTTCTAAAAGTTCCATCAATTCTTTTAAGATAGATTCCATACTTTTATAGTATTTAATTTAAAGCTATTTTAAGGTAATTTAAGCGAGTTTTATAAAAACCTAATAAAGTATATTACTTTTAATAGATCGTTTAAAATTCAGCCTGAAAATAAGCAAATTTTAAAGATTAGAGGTTTGATTTTTCTTTTAAAAATAAAAAAGCCGGGAATCATTGAAAGTCAAACCTAAACTAAACCAAACAACCTAACTTTATTCAATCTATGAAAACAATTTACTATGAAAAATATTCCCGGATTTTAAGGGATATGCGAGGGAATCGAACACCTCATAATAAGTAGCGATCTTATCATTTTACCGTTAAACTAGCATATCATTTAGCCCGGAATTTCACCGGGCTTGGTTCAAAGAGAGAAATTAAAAGAACGATTCTGGCAGTAACCCAGCCAGATGCAGGGAGATTTATAAACACTTATTTTTTAACTTTATTAAGTTTTGTTTTCTTCAAATCCTTATTTTTCCATTCTTCGGTTAACCAATAAGGAACTAATTTTTTGAGAAATCTTTTGGTACGTATAGCATAATCATTTTCAGCAATAGGGCTGGTGTGCTTTGAAATCTTTGTATTAGAAACAACTTGTTTTCTTTGTCCAGATCGTAACCGTTTTAATAATCTTTCAGAAGGTTGAAAAAACCTGTTGTGATAACGGTGCTATTCTACCTGTCAGTACATTTTTATATAAATCCTGACCACGTTTGTTCTGTAAATGCAAATTAACTATCATAATCGTAAAAAGTTTAAATTATTAAATTAATATACTAAATTTCTTTTAAAACCCATTTCTCAGGGCAATTTTCAGTTGTTTAAAGTTGTAGTGAATATCCACTTTTTTCATCCCTTGGTTGTGTAAAGCCTTAAATATTTCCCTACGAGCAACCCTCGGTGTATGAAAGTCCTCAACCTCTTCCAGATTATCAAGAACTAAGGAAGCAAACTGTTTCACATATTCAGGAAGGTTTTCAATAAATTCATGAACCATCACTGGGTTTGTGGGTAGTGCAGGGAAAGCCGCTTTTTTAATTCCGTGATATTTTTCCCTCGAGATAAAGGATTTAAGCCTGTTATGGATTAAAGTGGTAGCATAGTTGTTTAGCTTGCCTTTTTCAGGTTTAAACGATTGTAGTGCCTCACAATAAGCAAGACAAGCCTCTGAGAACAATTCCTGATAATCAATCCCGGTTGTGTGATGAAATGACCAGGCAATATGTCGAATTAGGTTTATGTTATCCATCACAACGGTTTTAACCTTTCTACATCAGTTCTGTGAAAACGGTTTGCGTAATCTAACATTTTAGTGTAAATTTCTTTTTCCTCGTCTGTAGTGTTTTCAGCGTGCGTGATTAATGAGGCAAAATGGAAAGCAATTTGTGTCCTTATTTTCAAATCCGATTTAAAATGTAATGATTTACATGAAAAATGAAGAACGGAAAAATCTAGGTTTGCTCCACTTAGGTTTGCCCCACTTAGGTCTGCTCCACTTAGGTTTGCCCAGTTTAGGTCTGCTCCACTTAGGTTTGCCCAGTTTAGGTCTGCCCTACTTAGGTTTGCCCCACTTAGGACTGCTCCACTTAGGTTTGCCCAGTTTAGGTCTGCTCCACTTAGGTCTGCTCCACTTAGGTCTGCCCTACTTAGGTTTGCCCCACTTAGGTTTGCCTTGAAACTGATATTAAAAGAAACGGAAAATTGAATGTATTTTTGAAATAATTTAAAATTTCTATTTCTTAAAATTTTAATGAGTTTTTCTTTTTTGTTAATTGTTTTCATGATCGTTTTTATTTGTATTCGTTAATTAATTCTGAGAGTAAAGATGTTTTATGGGTTTGTTTTCCATCAATAACACTATCTGAAATTTTACGTTTATAATCCAATAATTTTGCAATTTTTTCTTCAATCGTATTAATAGCAATTGGAAAATAAATAGTAACCTGTTCTGTTTGTGAAATTCTATGTACCCTATCAGATTTTTGGTCTAACCGGGTAGAAGTCCAAGGCAATTCTACTTGTAAAACAGAACTTGCAGCAGTTAACGTTAATCCCTCAGAAGCAGAATCACTACCAAAGAATAAACGAATTAAAGGGTCTGTTTGAAATCTATTTTTAATATCCTGCCTTTTTTCAGAAGAAACAGAACCATCAATTTTTACATGAATTCCCGGAAAAGAAGATGTTAAAGTTTCTATGACAAATTTATGAGTTGAAAATACAACTAATTTTTGTCCAGTTTCTAAAAAATCATTAATCCAATCTATAACCTGATTTAACTTTCCACGGACAGCAATTTGTTTTAAAGTTTCAATTTTAGAAAGTTGTTCAGCGTTTGAAGCTTTAATTGCAGCAATTTGGCCTTTTGTTTGTCGAATGAAATTAATGAAATCATTTTCAGCTTCTTTATACTCTTTCCAATTATCTATTTCAATAGGGAGATAAGCATTGATTTTTGGAGGTAATTCAGACATAACCTCACTTTTTAACCTGCGAATCATAATTGATTCAGTCAAGATTTTATGAAGTTCATCTTCATGTGTTGCCCCGTTAAAAGTCCAGCCAAACCCATTATTTTTAGGGTCACAATATCGTTGTAAAAATCTCCAACGGTTTGGAAAAATATCAGGAGCAATTAAATGACACATATTAAAGATTTCAGCAGGACTGTTTTCAATAGGTGTGCCAGTTAAACCGATAACTTTATTAATTTTTGTTCCAATTCTCATTATTGATTTGGTTCGTTGTGCCGAAGGGTTTTTGTATTTATGCCCTTCATCAGTGACTAATAAATCCGCCTTAAATTTGATTAATTCTTTTTCCCAAAATTTAACTATGTCATAATTTAAAACAATATAATCACCTGTAATAGGTTTTGGTGTGGCACCTGATAATACTTCAATTTTTGGAATAGGGTTTAACCAAACTTCTGCTTCATCTTTCCAATGATATTTAACATTTGAAGGGCAAATAACTATTACCCGTTTTATTTCTGGATGAAGTTGAATATAGGCGAGTGTTTGAATAGTTTTTCCTGTACCTTGTTCATCAGCATTTAAAGCATTTCCATTATGTAGTTCAAACCAATTCACACCAATACTTTGAAACGGCTTTAAAATACCACCTAATCCGGGAATTTCTATTGATTTTAAATCAGAAATAGAAATGGGTATTTTAATATGTGATTGTAAATTTGAATCAATTATAAAACCCCATTCCTGCAATTTTACAATGTTACTATCAGTGCAAGAACAAATCCAGAATTTACCATCAGGATTAAACTTATGATCAGGTAGTGTTTTAACCCGCTCAACGGTTTTCATATCAAAAGGAAATTCAATACGGATTTTATTTTCTCTAAATAATATGGCAGTTTTCTGTTTCATTTTAAACAGGATAAAGATAATGTGTTTTGAGCAGTAAAGTAAGTTTCAATTGTTTTCTGAATAATGGCAAAGTTTTCTTCTGTCTTTTCAATTTTTAGATCAGAGCAAACAATCAGTTTAATATCTTCTACTTGTTTTGGGTATAGATATTTGATGCCATTAATCAAATTAAAGGTTGCTGTTTGAATTCTTGATTTTTCCATAATATCTCAATTTTTATAATTCCAAACTAATAAACGGATTTGATGCTCTAATACAGATTGTTTTGCCAACCGACAATTAATCATGCAACGGGTCATCAATAATTCATAAGTAGCTTTCAAAGTAGTTAAACAAGGATTCTCAACCCTCATGCAAAGGGAATAAACCCATCGTTGATCACCAGCAAATACATTATTTGGGGAAAGGTACGAGCGCATTGATTTTTCAATATTCAAACTCACTCGGAGTTTTATGCCATCAGAATCAAATTCTATATGAGAATTCGGGAAGGCTTCTGCTGTGAAAAAAGTAGGAGTATACATATTTTATTCAATTTAGGTTTTGTACCAGCACCAAGAATCGAACTTGAAAACCGTATTATTTTGGTTCCTACCAAGACTGCTGATAAATAAATGCCCGTCATGCCGATAGCACAGCAAAAAAGATCAATCAATCAATACTATTCAATATTTTCAAGGTTCCCAATGGCATTTTCAAGGTCGGAATAAGTGTCTTCCAAATAACCAATGATTTCTTCCATCAGTTCACCTTTTTCTGAACCTTGCAACCCTTCGGGCATATTGTCAAATGCATCCTGTTCTTCATCTTTTACGGTTTCCAGGATTTCCAAAGCCTCTTGCATTAATGCAGTTGCTTTTTCAATTTGTTTTCTACGTTGTTTATTCATGATTAAAAAGTATAAAGGTTAATAAATAAGATCAAATATATAATCTGGTTCCAAACCAAATTCCTCGTGTAGCACTTCTTCGGGATCATCATTCTCTTCATAAATCCTTTGACGGGCAATTTCAATTAATTCATCAGCTTCATCGCTGGTTAATTCATCCCGTTCCATGATTGTTTCTTTTAGACTTTTCATAATTTTGTATTGTTTAATAAAAATATAACCCGGGTAGTGAGGTGTATCAAACCGATATTCTGTTGGAGATTTCATTTCTGCGGTAGGTTTATACTCTTTAACTTTTCTTTGTGCATCTTCAAGAGTATCAATATCTTTTTGAAGTATAGTATTCTTATAACAATAAGCCTTTTTACGGTTAGAATAAACTGTAAATTGTATTACTATTCTAAATTTTTTTGTTGTTCTCATATCGTTTCTTTTAGGCTTTTCATAATTTTTCAATTTCAAGTTCATGATTATACAGTTTTAAAATCAATAAATCCTTTACAGTGAGTAAATACATATTCTAAAGCCTGTCCATAGGTTAATGTTGCTTTTTTATGTATTTCCGAACGAGATACAAAATAAGGAAGAGGCATTGATTCATCAAAATCAATATACCAAGTATTTCCACTTGGCATTTCTAAAGTGAATATTGTTTTCATATCATAAATTTATTAGCTCCAACTTTCTGAATCGTTGGAAAGTATTTTTTAGCAAAAGTTAAAAATTCGTAGTCATCCCAATAAAGGAATTTTTTAAACATGATTTCTTGCTGTTCCTCAGTTTCATAAATCATGTTGAGTAGGGTTCTGCGGGTGTAGATCATTATAAAAGAGTTATTTTCATTAATACTGTCTTTTGCCGCCAAAACCCCGCTAAACGAATCTAGCGAGGTGGTGGTGTCCGCTTAGACTTGCGGAACTAAGCTGAACATCTTGGCAGAAAACAGTTTTCTAATTTACCTGTGTTTCTGTTAATATGGTTTCTAATTCCATAGAAATCATGATTGAAATTAAAATCATCAAAATCAAGGAATTTTTGTAAGTTTAATGGAGTTCCATTACTGTGACAAGCCTCAATATCCATCATGCTATCCATGTGAATGATATTATTGTTCTCTTCTTTTTCTGCTCTTTCCAGTATTTTAACTATTAGTGCAGTTTCTTCTTTTGTAGCGTTAAAATTAATCATTTTTGCAAGTTTTTGTTTGCCTACCTTGTGTTAGGGTTGTCGGCTATTCCCTTTTGATTTATTAAAAATTAGTAAAGGGAAGCTGAATCGAACAAGCTTTACAACCATTCCCTCTAAAAACGTATCCATCCTTAATTCCCTATTCTCGTTACCACCGAACCTATAAATCAACTCGTGAAAAGCGTAAAGTGAATAAAAGTAGCTGCTATGAACAACTTGAAATTTATTGAGCCGGAAATTTACTTTTGGATTTATGAAGAAAAATTGGTGGTTAAAACTTTGGCTTTTCCCTACTTATTACGTTTGGTACTTCTTACGGCTGAACCCCTTCATTTCGGTTATCAGCTAACTATCAAGCATTTAATGTGCTTTTCCGCTGTTTTAACTCCAAAAATTCAATGAACTAATTATGATGTAAATATAAATACTTTTTTTAAAAAAACTAATGTTTTACTAATATTTTTTAAAAAAATTATAACTTTTTTAAATAAACTTTTTAACCCTTTATAAATAACCCATTTAAAAAACTTAATTTTAAGTTTTCAAACACAAAATTCTATGGGTGGTTACGTAAAAAAGGCTTCAAATCCAAATAATGCAGGTGCAATTGGAATATTCAAACCTGAATACTACAAAGAGATTGAAATGTATATGAAACTCGGGTTAACTGAGAAAGTAGTTGCAGAAGAAATCTGGGGCATATCTACAGGAACAATGGACTACTGGAAAAGAAACAATCCTAAATTCATGAAATGTTTGAAAAAGGGAAAAGAAAACGCATTGGCAAAAGTAGCTGATGCACTTTTTCGTTCAGCAATAGGGTTTGAACACCCAGACACAGTAATATTATCAGGTACAGAAAAATTTTATGATGATGAAGGAAAAGTGATTAGTTCCAGAACAATTCCTATCTACGTACCAACAATTAAATATTATCCACCGAATGCATTTGCAGCCCAAAAGATATTAGCAACAAGACAAAGGGATATATGGGCAGATAACCTAAACATTAATGTAAATCATTCAGGTTCCATAAATGTTCAATACCTACAACAAATAGAAAACCCAGAAATGATAACCGATCAGGATTTAATGTTAGCATTGAGCAAAGGAATTGAATTAGCAATAACAAAAGATAATGCAACAACAAATAACTAAGTCAAAACGAATGAAACCTGTTCCAGAAGTAAAAGAGGAATCGGTGGAACAAAGCAAAACTAAAATTTTGCATTGGTTAGTAGAAAACCCATATTTAGCCCAAAGGGAGTTAAATAATAGGAAATTCTACTATTTTGTTCGTTGGGCATGGTCAGAAGTATCATCAGAAGTATTTGTTCCAAACTGGCATATTGAATATATATGTGGCAGACTACAGGAAGCAGTAGAAAGAGTTGGAATGGGTTTACCAAGAAAAAAAGATATACTAATTAACATAACTCCAGGATCAAGTAAAACAACAATAGTATTAAAGCTATTAAATGTGTGGTGTTGGACACGTTGGTATTGGATGAAGTTTATTGCAGGTAGTTGGTCTTTTCCTTTAGCGTTGGAATCAGCAGAAGCAAGTAGGGATTTAATAAGGTCAGATAAATTCCAAATGATATATCCAGAATTTGGGATAAAGGATGATAAAGATCAGTTGGGTAATTTTAGGGTTATAAAGAAAATACAGGTATCTCCAGGCAGATCCCCACAGATATTATTTGGTGGTAGTCGTTATACAACATCAGTAGGAACATCCCCTATGGGATTTCATGGACACGTATTACTCTGGGATGATGCATCAAATCCTAAACAAGCGCAATCAAAAACAAAACTAGATGATGCTAATAATTGGATTGATGAATTTTCAACTAGGAAGGTAAATAAAGAAGTAGCATTAATGATAGGTATTCAACAAAGGTTACATCAGAATGATACTTCAGCACATCTACTAAAAAAGCATAAAGATCGGATAGAGCACATATGTATTCCAGGTGAAATATTTGAGGGTTCAGAAAATGTAAAACCACAAGAACTGGTAAAGTTTTATAAAGATGGTTTAATGGACCCTGTTCGTTTGAGTAGGCAATCACTCGCAGATTTACAATCTGATTTAGGGCAATATGGATATTCAGCACAAGTCTTACAAACACCAACACCAGCAACAGGTGGAATGTTCAAAGTGGATCATTTCTCATTAATAGAACGTATGCCCCCAGAAGTTGACGTATTGGAAATAGTACGCTATTGGGATAAAGCTGGGACAAAGGAGCAAGCTGATGGAAAAGGTAAAATGTGTTATACTGTAGGAACTAAAATGGCACGATTGGTAAGAAATCAATTTGTTGTTATGGATGTTATTCGGGGTCGTTGGGCATCAGAAGAAAGGGAAGATTTAATTCTATCAACAGCAAAATCTGATGGAGTTAGTGTTAAAATATATTACGAACAGGAACCTGGGTCGGGTGGTAAACAAAGTGCTGAGGCTACAACTAAGAATCTAACAGGATTTACTGGACAAGCCGATCTACCACATGGAGACAAGGTTTACCGTGCCGATCCGTTCTCTGTTTCTGTCAATAATGGTCAGGTATCACTATTGAAAGGGGAATGGAATAAGGACTATATGGAAGAGTTTAGATTCTTTCCTTTTTCGACGTACAAAGATCAGGTTGATGCAAGTTCTGGAGCATACAGTAAATTAACAGGATCGAAGCAAGTAGAAATTTATGGTAGGAGATAACTAAAAGATGAGAACAAAACCAAATAAAACAGTACAGGTAAATGAATCTGTAAGCATGACAGGAACATTAACATCCCGTTTTGGTCTTGCAAATACAATGGGCGTTTCATTTAATGGAATGAGAAACCTATATGATGTTCTCGGATACTCTACTGAATTAACTTTCCGGGATTTTCTTGCTCAGTATGTGAGACACGGTATTGCCAAGGCTATTATTAACCGCCCTATTCAACGCACTTGGAAAGGTGATGTATTACTAATTGAATCGGATGATGATAAGGAAACACTACTTGAAACAGCATGGGTAGAACTTGAAAACGAATTAAAGATAAAGAGCAAATTAATACGGTTAGATAAATTAACTGGGTTGGGACAATATGGAATCCTGTTGTTAGGCTTCAATGATGTGAAAACAAATGAGGATTTAATTAAACCTATCCTAAAAGCTAAAACAAATAAACTGCTATACGTAAAACCTTTCTCACAGAATGATGCTTTAATAGAAACATACGTAACAGACGCAACAAATCACAGATATGGACTACCTCTACTATATGCTATTAATATAGGTAATGCAGATGGTACAGCTCAGTCAACTATTCGGGTCCATTACACGAGGGTTATTCATGTGGTGGATGAACCCCTTGAATCTGATATTGCTTCTTGTTCACGTTTGGAAGTAGTATTTAATAACCTAAAGGATTTGGAAAAGATTGTAGGTGGTTCCGCTGAAATGTTCTGGAAAGGAGCACGCCCGGGACATCAGGCAGATGTTAAGGATGGTTATACAATGGGGCCAGTAGAAAAAGCTGCATTGGAAGATCAGTTTGATGAATATGAACATAACCTGCGAAGGATACTACAAACGAAGGGTATTGAGCTAAAAGAATTGGATACTCAGGTATCCGATCCAAAGACGCATGTTGATATACAGTTAATGATGATTTCAGCCGTTACAAATATCCCGGTTAGAATATTAGTTGGTAGTGAACGTGGTGAATTAAGTTCAGGGCAGGATGCTGATGAGTGGAATGCCTATTGCACAAGTAGAAGGAAAGAGTTTGCTGAACCTTATATAGTACGACCTTTAGTTGATCGGTTAATCTCGGTTGGAGCATTACCAGCATCGGGGAATAAAGACAATCTAAAGAAATATACAGTGCAGTGGGAAGAACTATTCACCCAATCCGAAAAAGATAAAGTTGATGTTGGAAAAATACGTTCGGAAGCCATCAAGAATTATGTAGGTGCTGAATCCGTTATGCCACCAGAAGCATTTTACGAATTCTGTTTAGGCATGACACAAGACCAGATAACCTTGGTAATGGAAATGATTGATCAATATAAGATAAAAGAGCAGAAAGAACTTGACGAAGAAGAAAAAATACGTCAGGAATACCTAAAACAGGGATTAGATGAGAACGGAAATTCTATACCGGAAACAGAAGATAATAATACAGATGAAGAAAATGAATTAGAAGTAAATGGTGGCCCGGGTAGTGGGCCTCGTCCGGGTGGTGGAAAAGGTAGTAAGAAAAAATCTTCTGGTGGTTCATCCGGTTCAGGTGATGGTGATACTTCTGGAAAGGTTGAAAATACTACTGATTTCAAAAGAATTGGTTTGGGGGAATTTACTACTGAAAAAAATGAGAAGGTTAAGAAATTAGAAGAGTTAACAGGTATAGAATTTAAGTTATACCAACAAACAGGGTCACATTACGGGTATTCAAAAGATACTGATACTGAAATTAGGATAAGTAATCACCCATCTAAATTTGTAGAAAAAAGAAATGCTGAGTATAAAAAAGCATTGGACTTGAATTATGAAGTTGAAACTACTACAAATATGTACAATAAAATAAAGGGAGTAAATCCTTATGCAGGAATGAAAGAGGGTACAAAATTAATACATAGGAGAAAAGAATCTGTGGGGGAAGTTTCTTTTATATCACATGATAAAGGCAAAGAAGCTGTTACCGTTAAAATAATAAAAGGTGGAACATCAACTAAAACAGGGGAGACAAAAGTGTATTACGATGACATGTTTAATTTTTATGATAAGGATTAAAATCCTGTACAAAATCAGCCTGTAGAAACGATTGAAAACAGGCAAAGTAATACCTAATACTAAGAAATAAAGAAACAGGCTTAAAACGCCTTAAAATAGGCTTAAAATTAAAGAGTATGAATATAGTTAGATCAAACGATGAAAGTGTACTGGAGTTTATTCGTTCTTTAGGGATTGAAACGACGAGATTAGCGAAGGTTACTATTCTTATAGAGGTTGGAAAACCAGTAATGATAGAAACCGTTTCCTATTCTAAAGAATTAAAAATGCCAGAAAATCATGTTTATGAATTACATGAAATTGATACAAACTTAAACCCAATACCACCAGATTCAGGTTCACAAGTATGATAGCAGTAAAGACATATAAGAAACAAGAACGGGTGGATTATAAATCCCTGATAGTGGCCAATAAGGCTACTCAGAATTATGACCCTACCCGGACAACTGTTCTACGTGCCCAGTTCATGAAGGATATGGATAGGCGTTTTGTTTCTTTGGGTCGTTTGATTAAACAGGCTATTATTGAGGATGATGTATTTGGATTGATTGAACCAAAACATGATTTGATTAAGATTATTACTGTAAATGAAACTCCCGGGAAAGAAGCATTCAAGTTTTCTACTTCTCAGGATAAAGTTTCTCAGTTTATGGCTTGGTTGAAACAGCAAGAAAAGAAAGGATTATTGCAAACAACTACAATCCCACAAATAGGGACACCATTGGAAAAAGCTTGGACAGATCAGTATATTCAGGATAGTTACAAACGTGGAGTAACACGGGCACGGTATGAGATGGGTGCTGCTGGAATGGGAACCCCGGGAATAGAAGAAACAGGTGGTATTTCAGCTTCAATGTCTACCCCATTTCACATGGATCGTGTAGGAATGCTTTACGCACGTACGTTTGAGGACTTAATAGGTGTCACAGCACAAATGGATTCTGCTATTAGTCGTATCCTATCACAGGGAATGGTTGATGGAGATGGCCCAAGAAGTTTAGCTGTAAAAATAGTTGATGCTACTGGAGTTTCAAGACGTAGGGCTATGACTTTAGCACGCACCGAAATAATCCGGGCACATCATTCCGCTATGGTTCAGGAATACAAGAATTGGGCTGTTGAAGGGGTGGTTGTGAAAGCTGAATGGGTAGATGCAGGTTTTAATGTTTGCCCTGAATGTGCAAAAAACAATGGAAAGATATTTGACCTAAATGAAATTGAGGGTTTAATACCGCTCCACCCGAATTGCAGATGTATTGCACTTCCAACGATGCCTGAGAAAGGTGTTAAGACGGTTGAGAAGGTATCAGAAAAGGCAAAAGATTCAAATTCTATAAATAAAATAGATTTTTATAATTTAACAAAAGAAGATTACGAAAAAGTATGGGATACTACACCGTTAAAAGATAATGAAGATTATTTTTTAAGGTTTACAGAAAATCCAGCAAAAGATTTAAAACGGGAATCTTCAATACATCTTACTGATTTTTCAACTATAAAAGAAGCTAAAGAAGATAGTCCATATACATCTTTTATTAAGACAAAAGATGGTTTAATCGGTGAAAAATTACAAGGTTTAGCCGCATTTCCCATTGAAAGTAGAGATTTTGAAGATGCTTTGGAAGATGCTTTATTTTTAATTGAAAAAAGAAAAACATCTGACGCAAATGCAGCTATATTTTATGATAGAATCCCTGTTCTATATAAAGGGGTGTATAAAGATGACATTCCAGATGGAATTATATTTAAACCTACATCAATTGTACAAAGAATAGGGTATGATGATATGATAAAAGACGCAATTGCTCATGATAAAATTAAAAAATAAGAAATAGATGGAAACATACTCAAATAAAGAAATAGAAACCTACCAGATATTGGAAGAAACAATAGATGGAGTGAACTATCTCGTTGCCCCGGTAGTGATGATGGTAGAGGGTGTTCACAGAGGGTCACATGGCCCATTATACCACCCAGCAACAGAATTAAGTAAATCAGCATCGTTCTGGGAAGGAATGCCCGTGGTAATAAACCACCCACAAGACGCAACAGGGAACTACATATCAGCAAATTCAGTTCAGGAATTAATTGTAGGGACAGTTTGTGAACCAAAGATGGAAGGTAAGAAACTGAAAGCAAAGATTCGGGTAAACGTTGATAAAACCTCTGTTGCTTCTCCAGCAACAATAGCAGCATTAAAAGCAAATAAAGTTCTGGAAGTTTCTATCGGGGTTTTTACTGATGAGATAAAAGAGGAAGGGGAATGGAACGGAGAAACCTATACAGCACGGGCAACAAATCATAAACCAGACCATTTGGCAATACTACCCACAGATCAGGGTGCTTGTTCAGTTTCGGATGGTTGTGGAATTCGAGTAAACAAATTACAAACTAATAATAAGGAGGGTATGACGAATGAAGACATAACAATGCAGAACAGTTTACTGGTGGACTTTAGAAGTTTGCTGGTAAATCAATTGAGCTATTCCGATATAATGGAATTGGTTTGGCAAAAAGTACATTCCATGAAAGTAGAAGATTCACAGGGGAATGATATTAAAGAATGTTGGCCAGAATCAATCTATGATAAGTATCTTATATACCGGGAACGTACACAAGTGGGGAAAGATTCAGTTATAAAATTCTACCAACAGAATTACACTATAACAAACGATCAAATAGAATTTACGGATGCTCCAGTAGAGGTCGTAAAGGATTTGAAATATAAAGTTGTACAAACAAATAAAGAAGGAGGTCAGAAGATGGCAGATGAAAAAAAGCCGTGCCCAAAAGGTACGATTTGCAAGGAGGCAAAAGTTGAAGCCTTAATTGCAAACAGATTAACCGCCTACACTTTAGAGGACAAAGAAATGCTAATGGGATTGGATGAAACTATCATTGATAAGATGACACCAATTGAATCAGAAGCTGTTATTGTCAATAAAGAAGTAGAAGTAGTAAAACCAGTGGTGTATAAAACCGCTGATGAATTTATTAATGCAGCACCACCTGAAATTCGGGAATCGTTGCGC